CCTTTATATTTCTCCGGGGGAACTTTTTTGTTATATTTTTGAACCCGGGTTTTTCCTCTACAAGGAGTTAACAATGACACGAGATGGATACGTGCAGCTTGTAGCACCTTTAGCTGTTGCTGCTTGTCTACGATTTAGCGGTTATTTGCCGTCGGTTCTCATTGCCCAGGCCTGTCTAGAACCTGGTTTCGGTACTGGTTCAGGCAGTGAACTATATTCCCAGGCTAACAACTGCCTTGGAATGAAGACAGAGCTTCTCAATTCAACCTGGAAGTCAGAGTTCTGGCATGGTGATACAGTTGAGAAATACACCCCTGAGGTTTACAACGGAGTGCCAACAACCATTTGGGATTCTTTCCGCAAGTATAGAACTCTGGATGATTGCTTTTATGACTATCTTCAGTTCATGCGAGATGCTAAGACTGGAGGGCATTACAAGTATCGTGATGTGCTGAAGATTACAGATCCTCGAGCTTTAATCACTCAGGTTAGCCAGCGTGGCTATGCTACCGGCCCAACCTATGTTTCTTCAGTAATGAGGATCATCAACGAGTTTAATCTCACACAGTATGACATAGGAGTACATACAATGGTTACGATCGGATCAGCTCGCATTGACGAGAACGGCAACATTTCTGGCGGACAGGCCGGAGACAACAATGGTCGCGAGGTTTCAACCCAGCCCTACTACGATCATCCCAAGGGCTGGTTCATATTCAGAGCCAAGTCTGTCTTCGTACGAGAGCTCATTGCTGAAGCCATGGAGGCTGCTTGTGCCAACGACAACATTGGTTACGACCAGTCCAACAACCAGAGCTTATATTCCGTAGCCAAGAAAGTAGACTTCGATCTCTCTAAGGTCACGACGCCCTGTGAGACCGACTGCGCTCGTCTTGTCAGATGCTGCATCAAATATTCTGGCATCGACATCAAAGACTTCTACACTGGTGACGAACCGTCTGCCCTTTCCAACAGTGGCTACTTCGACCAGGTTTACGTGAAGTCCCAGGAAGAGCTGGCTCGAGGTGATATTCTCGTAACCAAGACCAAGGGTCATACTGTCATCGTTCTTGTTTCCGGCAGCCGGTATCAGCTCACAGTCAGAGAGATGCAGCAGTGCTTGCGTGTCCTTGGCTGGTACACCGGAAACCTTGATGGTGACTACGGCGGACTCTCGATGCTTGCTGTCCGTGAGTACCAGAAGGGTTGGCGAGGGAAGCTTGAAGTTGACGGTGAGTTCGGACCGAAGACCAGCCTTAAGCTTATCGAGGACTACGTGTTCCACATGAAGGGTCAGCGGCTTACTGCAATCCCGTTCACCAAGGAGCAGTGGCTTAAGGAGCTCGACGCTGTAGCGGACTATGCCTTCAGTCTCGATCCGCATGGGTCCAAAGGAATCAACCTGTACGGTGACAACAAGTGTTTCCCGATTGGCAGAACTTCCGAGTGGTCTTGTGACAGACTTGCCTCAGCTGCAATGTATAATCTCGGATGGACCAGGCAGCGAGCTGACCTCGGTGGAAGTCATGGAGACCTTACCAAGGACTTCATCAAGCTTGTCAATCTCGGTGTAGCTGACAAGATTGATCGCAAGGAAGATCTTCAGGCTGGTGACATCGTCATCATTGCAGCTCCTGGTGATCCGACGTTCCATACGTTTGTTATGGCGTCCGATTACGCTCCGGTAATTTCAAAATGGGATTTCGGAATGGATTCCAAGATCCAGAGAGAGCAGCCCTACAGATCAGAGTTCATTGAACCGGCTTGGAGAGACTATGGGCGGAAGTTCGGTTACGGAGTTCGTTTCCATTACGTCAAGCCGGCCAAGAAGCTCACACCCATTCAGGAGTTGGTGTTCAAGGGACAGACCGAATCCGTCAAGTTCACAGGTTTCAAGATCGAGCTTGATGGCATTCGAGGGAGTAATACCAACCGCCAGATGGTGAGATGTCTTCAGCATGCTGCAAACCTTGACTGGGGTTCTGGTCTTAAGGAAGACGGAGATCTTGGTCCGCTTACACGTAAGGCTTTTGAAGGCCATTACATTCGTAAGGGTGAAACACAGTATGTCGTCACAGCTGTTCAGATCATTGCTTACTGCAAGGGGCTTGATCCAAAGGGCGTTGAGTATCCTGGTCACTTTGGCGACGGTCTCAAGAACGCACTCGGTGATGCCTGGCTGTCAGACATCGAGATATTTAAGCTTCTTAAGTAACATTAGAGGGGTCCAACTTGGACTCCTTTGCAGTGGGCACAAGCAGTCTGTTTTAGACGTTCCTCGTGTCTCCTTTCGTCTGTCCTCCATGAAGGGTGCAATGCTGTTTGTGTCTACTGCAAAGGGGTCTAAAAGGAGATGAAACAATGCCAAAACGAGAACCTAAACCACTTCAAAAGAAAGTGAGGACGGGTGGTAGTTCTCGAGAAGCTGTCGAAAGTCGTTGTATTGCCAAGGCCTATGCTTTAGTTGAGCAGCGACTTGAAGATGGAACTGCCACCTCTCAAGAAACCGTCCACTTTTTAAGGATGGGGTCAACCAGGGAACAGATAGAGCGTGAGCACATGCGTCAGAAGACCGAAGAGGCAGCGGCTAAGGTCGAAATGTACGAACGTATGAAGCAGAACGAGATCGACATGAAGGAAGCTATGAGAGCATTCACAACATACGGTCGAATGTTCGCTCCTTCGGAGGGGAAAGAATGAGAACCTACAGTGAACTCATTCGAATCCCAGACTATTACGACCGGTTTGACTATCTTAAGCTTCACGGCAAGGTTGGAGAGGAAACCTTCGGCTACGACCGATGGGTCAACCAGCAACTTTACCAGAAAAATTCAAAATGGAAGTCTTTCAAGCGAGACATGATTCTTCGTGATAGTCTCAATGGAGACTTTGTGTGCGACATGGCTCATGAGGATTTTCCGATTATTGGAAAGCGACAGCAGGACCGAATAGTTTTGCATCACATCAACCCCTTGTCTAAGGACGATGTCCTGTACATGCGAGACTGTGTCTTTGATCCTGAGAACGTTGTATGTGTACGCTTTCTAACACACCAGGCAATACACTATGGTGACAGGTCTCTGCTGCCACAACCTATTATTGAACGGCAACCATATGACCAGTGTCCGTGGAGGAGGGCATAATGACCACAAGTATTTTAACAAGTGTTAAAGAACATCTTGGCATTGATGCCCAGGATGAAAGCTATGACAATCAGATCGTTGAGCACATCAATCGAGCTCTTGTCAAATGCAGACAGCTCGGCGTCGGACCCAAGCGGGGGTTTGTTATATTTGATGAGACGTCTGAATGGTCAGACCTGATCCCGGCTACCCAGACTTTCCTTCTCGCGGATGTACCGTCCTTTGTCGGCGATCTGGTTCGATTGTCTTTCGATCCTCCGGCAGGTGGGAGCACTATGCAGGCTCTCAAGGACACCATTGCCGAGGATGAGTTCCGAATCAAGCTGGCTCTTGAGGTAGAACAGGGTTTGATGGGGTGATATTTCATGCTTTCAAATCGAGCTACCCCGAAATACTACAAAGAGTTTCGTGATCAGGTTCTTCGGGGGGAGATACCGGTCAATGAAGAAATCTCTATGGAGATGAATAGGATTGACGCTCTCATAGCCAATCCAAAATACTTTTACGATGATGAGGCTATCGACGGCTGGGTTGAGTTCTGTGAAAACGAACTTACCTTAACCGACGGTCAGCCTCTCTTCTTGTTGGACAGCTTTAAGCTTTGGGCCGAACAGCTCTATGGTTGGTATTACTTTGTAAGACAGCCGGTACCGGAGCCAGACCCTAACGGACACGGAGTTCGTTACGTTGTTCGGACAGTCAAGAAGCGTCTGACAACAAAGCAGTATCTGATTGTTGCTCGAGGAGCGGCTAAGAGTATGTACGACTTCTGCATTCAGGCATTCGGCTTGACAGTAGACCCGTCGACAACTCATCAGGTCACAACTGCACCAACGATGAAACAGTCCGAGGAGGTTTTGTCTCCATTCAAGACCTCCATCACCAAGTCACGAGGACCATTCTTCAGATTTCTGACCAATGGCTCGATGCAGAACACCACTGGTTCCAAGATGAACCGTCCAAAGCTTGCCAGTACCAAAAAGGGTATCGAGAATCTTCTCACAAACTCCCTTCTTGAGATCAGACCGATGGTCATTGACAAGCTTCAGGGATTACGAGTGAAGTATTCCACAGTAGACGAGTGGCTCTCTGGTGTTCTGCGAGAAGATCCGGTCGGTGCTCTTGAACAGGGTGCTCGAAAGGGTGGATTGGACGACTACATCATCATCGCTTCTAGCTCTGAGGGTTGTGTTCGTAACGGAGCTGGAGACTCAATCAAAATGGAGTTAATGGACATCCTTCGAGGTGACTATTATGCACCGCATGTGTCCATTTGGTATTACCGTCTTGACGATGTTTCGGAAGTCAACGATCCTGACATGTGGCTCAAAGCTAATCCGAATCTCGGAAAGACAGTTTCCTGGGAAACCTACCAGCTCGACGTCGAAAGAGCTGAAAACGTTCCGTCTGCTCGCAACGATATTCTTGCCAAGCGTTTCGGGATACCGATGGAGGGGCTCACCTACTACTTCACGTATGCTGAGATACAGCCACATCGGAAACGGAGCTATTGGAAGATGCCGTGTGCTCTTGGTTTGGACTTATCTCAAGGTGACGACTTCTGTGCAGCCACCTTCTTGTTCCCGTTGAAGAACGGGAAGTTCGGAATCAAGGTTCGAAGTTATATTTCTTCGTTAACTTATGAAAGGCTACAGCCGGCAGCAAGGGACAAGTATCGTCAGTTCATGGATGAAGGCAGTCTCGTCGTATTTGAAGGAACAGTCCTCAACATGATGGACGTTTACGACGACCTCGACCAGTTTATGGAAGACCAACAGTACGACGTTCTCTGCATGGGCTACGACCCGTATAATGCTAAGGAGTTTGTTGCTCGTTATATTCAAGATCGAGGCGAGTTTGGAGTTGTTAAGGTAATCCAGGGAGTAAAGACAGAGTCAGTTCCGCTCGGTGAGTTGAAGAAACTTGCCAGTGAGCGCATGCTGCTCTTTGATGAGGAACTAATGAGTATGACTATGGGCAATGCCATGGTTCTTGAAGATACCAATGGCAACCGTAAGCTTTGGAAGAAGCGTTATGCTGACAAGATCGATAATGTATCGGCCTTGATGGATGCATGGGTTGCCTATAGACAGAACATTGACATGTTTGAGTGAGGTGCTTATGGGTTACGGAGCTTATCTTGCCCACCATGGCGTAAAAGGCATGAAGTGGGGACATCATAAAGATGCCAGCGATGCCAAGTCTGTCAAATTTGAAGGACAAGGCGGCGGAGGTGGTAAACCTTTGACTAATGAAGATGGTGAAACAATAGAAGATTTAAAGGCCGATATAGATGAAGGCTGGCGAGAAGGTATTGCTGATGAAATTTACTTCCCGTTGAAAAGAGGAGAAAAAGTAAATTGGGAAAACGTTGCCAATTCCTCTAAAGAAGTGCTTAAAGGCGTTGGATCCTTGATGAAGCTGCAAAAGAAGCAGCGCGAAATAGACAAAAATCACAAACGTTTACAGAAAGCCACAAAGAAGGCTGCCAAGTCGTTAGAAAGATACAAGAAAAAGAAAAAGAAACAGGAAGAATACTTTAGGAAACACGTTACAGTCAGTTTCCAGGATGCAAAGATTACCAATGATGGCCATGCAGGTAAGGATGTAAAGCATTCTGATATTTCTGCATACCAGAACTATCTGAGCAATCATGGCTTGAGCATGTGAGCACCAAAAGCAGGAGGGCTTGTATGAGCTACACAACATATTTAGCCCACCACGGCATCAAAGGTCAGAAGTGGGGTGTAAGAAGGTTCCAGAATTACGATGGGACAAGAATTAAAGATCCTTTAAGTAACACCAAAAAGAACTACAAGATAGTAAAGAAGATATTCAAGGCATCTGATAGGTTTGGCGATCGGCCTGAATACCAGCAACTCTCTTTTAAAGAACGATTTCTGAATCCCGCAAAAGCTAGGCAAGTAGATGCTAATAATCGTCGGGCTAATGACTTTGACAGGGTTAAAAATAAAATTGACAATTTAGTAGACAATGTCATCACAAGAGATACAGCTACTGCCGATAAAATCGAATCTCTCGCCATGAGCGTTAAAAAAGCTGGCAGCGTTTGTGCTGAAGACTATGAAAAAAATGTTGATTTTTATCGTACAGTGGCAGGCCTTGCAGAAGCCGATCGTCGGACTATAAAAGGTTGGACTAAAGAACGAATTGTCGAAGCATATAGGCAGGGACCTAAAAACCTTGCGGATGATGGTTCATACAATTCATACGATTATTGCCTTGTTGCTAATGGTAAAAATCCAAACCGTGTTAGGTCTGACTATGATAAAGCGCTGTCTACATTGCAAGATTTTTCTAGGAAAATCTCTGATGAGGCTTTGGGTAATCAGGCTGAGAAATACATATCGACATCAAGAGACGGCGGGTATGCTGGCGCTATCTTAGAGGAATATGTAACAGAATCCGCTTTGCGGAGTGTTGGTAAAACCACTAACGCAATTGACTATACATCTTCAGTACACTTGTACACCGACAATGAACTTAAAAGAATGAAGTCGGATCTCGACAAATACAGTAAAGAAGCTCGAAGTATGCTGCAAGGCGAGGAGGTTAGTCATTCAGTGATTGTAAATGATGATATTTATTCTTACAGATCCTATCTGGCTCATCATGGAATCAAGGGTCAGAAGTGGGGTGTGAGACGGTTCCAGAAAGCTGACGGAAGTCTGACTGCTGCTGGAGCCAAGCGCTATGGTATTAAAAGCGCCATGTCCGCCGGACGTAAGGTCGGTGTGGGTCTTGTGAAGGCTGCGCGTGGCGGAATCCAGAAGGCTAAAGAGGTAAAAGCTCGTAAAGCTGCCGAGAAGCTTGAGCGCCAGAAGAAGGTTTGGGCTAAAACTCGTCTCGGCCTGACCATGAATGCTGACAAGTTCACTGTCGAAGAGCTTAGAGAGGCCAACAATCGACTCGACGAACGCGATAGAGCCGCCAAAGGCTTTGCTGAGCAGGTTAAGCGAGGTGTTGGATATTTCCAGGCTATCCGTGATGTAACTGGTGCTATCAAGGACACCAAGGATTACATTGAGGATATTTCTGGCGAGAAAGAACGTAAGCAGAAAGCTGCCGACGAACTCAAGTATCAGCGTCAGCTCGAGAAAGAAGAGCGTGATCATCAGAGAGCTCTTGAGAAAGATAAACTTTCTGCTGAGCGTGACATCGACTACAAGCGCGAGAAAGATCAACTTGATCGTGAATCTCGTGAGCGCATTAGCAAATACACAGTTGATGCAAAGAACCAAAAGGGTGATCCTGACAAGCCTTCAGCATCTACTAAGCCAAATGATCCGGATGGGCCCAACAATGGTGGTGGTAACACCATAGAGCTTAATGGGAAAAAGTACGACTCCGACTTTGTGAAGCAGACGAATCCTGAAGCTTACGAGTATGCTATGAAAAAGCAGAAAGATGACGCTCGTAATGCAAGACTTGACTACTTAGAAGAGCGAACTAAAAAGTCAGATAAGTCCAAGGGTCAGGAGAACGCAGAATCAAAAGTTTCTGAACAACCCGTCGAGAAAAAAGCAAAAGCAGATACGAAACGAGCAGAACTCGAAGCCCATATGGAGAAACGCTATGAAGAGATGAAAAAAGATCTTGGAAAAGCGGCAAGAACAGATGCTGATGTAGACTCTATGATAAAAAGTCTCAGATCCATGAGGCAATTCATGAAAGACTACAAAGGCACTCCACAGGATTTTGACCTTGATACTTTAAAGCAAACTCGTGCTGCTAAAAAAGCTGCTAAAACTACAAAACGTAAGGCAAGATTAGATGCAGCAGAAATGGAGAGGGGTGTTCGTAAAGCGCAAAAAAATGTTTCTGAAGCTGACGAGATTTTGTCTCGAGTATCACCGCTTCGAGTAAAAGTAGCAAAAGCGCTTCGAAAACTGCCTTCTGATTCCGATAAAGCCAAGAAACTAAAAGCTCTTGATAATAGATACGAACAAGAAGAACAAAAAGCATTGTGGCAAAAACGTCAGGCTGAAGACTTTTTCAGACGGGCTGAGGAGTATTATATTAATCATTCAGACCTCTCTGTTTATAACAACTACCTAGCCCACCACGGTATAAAAGGTCAGAAGTGGGGTATTAGACGGTTTCAGAATGAAGATGGAACACTTACAAAAGCTGGATTGCGGCGTAACGAAAAGGCTGAAAAATTTCGAGAGAAGGAGCTGAAGCGTTACGATAAAAACATCGATAGGGCTATAGCACGTGGGCAAACGAACACGAAGCAAATGTACGAAAAGTTAGCAGACCATCTTGTAAAGATGACTGTTGATGATATTTACAATGAACACAGAGCTGTACGAACCAAAGCTATTGGCAAAGCGGTATTAGCTGGTGTAGCTACAACGCTTGCTTCGTCAGTTGCTGGTCTTCCTAACATTGCCTCCATACCAATGGGCGTAGCAATGGGTAAGGCTGCGTCAGCAGGCACACGTGACAAGTATCGGCTGGAACAGATTGCTCATGCTGTTATATTTGCCGATGATAATGCTCTCGAACACCACGGCATCAAAGGTCAGAAGTGGGGCATAAGAAGGTTTCAGGACGAAGCCGGTCGATTGACTTCTGCTGGCAAAAAGCATGCAGCAGAGCTTCGCGATAAGGTAACTTCCAAGCTTAAGATAAACGCCAAATCTATGGAGTTTGAAGTCCAAGGAGGTGGAGGAGGCGGATCTATTGATGGCTGGGAAGATGTTAGTAAAGAAGATGAAGTAACCTTGAATGACCAGAAAGCCTCATTAGTACTATTTCTTAATCGTGGAATGATGTCTGAAGAGGAAGTAAAAGAGCTTGCTGATGCTTTTGGTTACGAATTTGACGATAGTTTACCAATGGATGTGCATCTGAGAAGGCTGACAGAAACCGTAGAAAAAACAAGCGGATCAGATCTTAAGACGGCAATGTTCAATTTCCAGCAAACTCAAAGAAAGAAGGTTAGCTACAGTGAGGGAATAGCCAATGGTGTATCAGCAGTTGTCAATGCGCTTTTCTCCTCTAACCTTTCAGCGGTTGCTGATCCTGTAATCTTTGTCAAGGACGTTATATCTGCAGAAATGGCAAAATCGAAAGCTGAAAAGAGAAAACAGGGTGAACCAGTAGACGAAGAAACTGGACTGCATCTTAAACAGAATACTAATGCTTCGCGAGAAGAAGATCTTAAAGATGTAAATCCAGGTTGGAAGAACCTTGCTACAAATACTAAGCATAACTGCATGTGCTGTACGGCCACATATGACATGAGACGTCGTGGTTATGATGTAACGGCTAACGAAGTTCAGTTTGGTTATGATTATGGCGATGTTACAAGATGGTATCCTGACGCCAAGGTAAAACATCTTGATACAGAAAAACTTGAGCGTAAGTATGTTCATAAATATTCTGAAGACTCACAAAAGCAGTACAAGCAAGAGGTAAATGAGCAGCTCCAGAAAGAACTCGTAGCTCAAGGAGACGGTGCTCGAGGAAATCTGATGGTTACCTGGGATGGCGGTGGCGGACATAGCATGGCTTATGAAGTCGTCGATGGTGTAGCCTATGTTTATGACGGACAAGCCAACATGAAAATGGATACAATGAACGTTGTGGCTGTTGCTAACAATATTCAGTATGCCCGATTGGACAATGTCGACTTTGATCCTGAGAAAATTAAAGAGGTGGTGCACTAATGCTTACATCAGAAAAAGCCATACAGCGATTTAAAGCTGTCTATCCGAAACTAAACCCGATCAGTCTTATAGACTACAATAATTCGCACTTTGTTGTTACCACTCATATGGGCATGTACGGTGTTGACAAAAGAACTGGCACTGTTGGATATTTCTCACCGATGTCTGACCTTAAAAAGTATAGTGACGCTGTCAGAAATCGAACGATCAAGAAATGGGAGGAGCAATGAGTACATCAGTATTACTGTCCTCTGATATTTTCGCATATGATGTATACCTTGCCCACCATGGAGTAAAGGGTCAGAAGTGGGGCGTAAGAAGATATCAGAACGAGGACGGAACACTCACGACCGCTGGCTTGAAACGACAGGCCAGACGTTTTACTCGTGAGTTGAACAAAAACGATAAAGCGTTGGCTGTTTCCAGAGCTCACGGAATCATGGCTCGTAACGAGTTATCTAATCTTGACGCTCGTGTTGACAGATTGCGCAAGGCCGGAAAACACGAAAAAGCTGAAAAAGTTCTTGCTAAGCAGCAGAAAAGACGCGCCAAGTTAAAGGACGTCCAAGAAATGTGGGACGAGAAGACCCTTAAAACTTATGGAAGACAGGCTGAAATTGCTGATGCTTGTAAAAAGCTAAAGATCGACGTAACTGCAAAAGACACGTACAGAAGCACTCGAACAAGGGGCGAAAAGATTGCCAACTTTGCCATAAATGTTCTTGCCGCAGCCGCTGGCGTGTACCGTATCAGTACATCTGAGATCCAGGGTACAAAGTATAAAGCTCAGTATAAAGAAGCAGAACATACTGTTAATAATAATGTCACCAACTACGGAAATGGTGGTACTATCCGAAAACAGTACAGCACAAGTTATGAAGACGGTGACGGTAGTAGGCGCAGGAACAGACGTACGTCTACTTCTAGGTATAACTAGGAGGTACCCCACAATGGGTTTTGGTGAAAGACTACAACATGCGTGGAATGCTTTCTTGGGCCGCGACCCGACGCCTTATATTTCACGTGGCGGATACGGAGGTGGTTCTCGACCGGATCGAATTCGCCTGAAAAGAGAGAACCAGCGCTCTATTCTTGCATCGTTTATGACCAGAATCGCGGTTGACGTGTCTCAGATTTCTATAAAACACGTCCGTTTGGACGAAAACAATAGATTCCTGGAACCGATCAACTCTGGTCTTAACAACTGTCTGACTTTAAATGCCAACCGGGATCAGACAGGTAGAGCGTTCATCAAGGATGTTGTCATGTCTATGATGGATGAAGGAGTAGTTGCTATTGTTATCACAAGGGCAGACTTCAATCCAGAGACGACATCCTTTGATATTCAGGCCTTGAAGGTTGGCAAGATTCTGGAATGGTTTCCAGAACACATAAGAGTGCGTGTGTACAACGAAGATAAGTGTGAGTTTGAGGAGATTGTTGTTCCCAAATCCATCACGGCAATCGTTGAGAATCCGTTATATTCTGTGATGAATGAGTACAATTCCACATTGCAGCGTCTAATTAGGAAACTCGACTTGCTTGATACGATTGACGAACAATCGGCATCCAATAAGCTTGATCTTATCATCCAGGTACCCTATAGTGCACGCACAGAGCTTCAGCAGGCAAGGGCAAAGCAGCGTAGAGACGACCTCAAATCGCAGCTTGCCGATTCCGAATACGGTGTAGCATACATCGACGGAACTGAGCATGTCATCCAGCTCAACCGAGCCATTGAAAACAAGATGCTTTCACAGGTTGAGTACTTCACAAACCAGGTATTCAGTCAGATTGGCTTTTCTCAGGCTATCCTTGATGGTACTGCCACTGACGACCAGAAACTCGAATACCAGAACCGAATACTTGAACCTTTCGTTTCAGCTATCTGTGATAGTATGAGATGGAAGTTCCTTAGTAAGACCGCTCGTACTCAGAGGCAGTCTATTCTTTTCTTTAGGGAACCGTTCAAGCTCGTTCCGACAACTCAGCTTGCAGACCTTGCGGATAAGCTTACTCGTAATGAGATTATGTCTTCTAACGAGTTCAGGCAGATTCTTGGTCTTGTTCCTTCTAAGGATCCTGGTGCTGATGAACTGAGAAACAAGAACATCAACCAGTCGGCAGAAGCTGAAGCTCAGAAACAACCTCCAGCCCAGGAGGAAGAACCTGTTGAAAAACAGTAGAGAGGAGGAATTCAAAATGGGGGATGTGTATAAGAACCCCTCAGCGACAAACTATGATTTCGCTGGGTGGGCAACACGTTTCAACATTAAGTGTGCGGATGGTCGAACCATTAAGCAGAGCGCATTTGACGACTGCAACGGCAAGATCGTCCCGATCGTCTATCAGCATAACCACAAAGACCTCGACGCTGTAGTCGGCAAGGGTCTTCTTGAAAGTCGGCCGGAAGGTATGTACATGTATGGCCTTCTGAGTCACAGCGCTGATGGACAGAAAGCCAAAGGGCTTATCGAAGAAGGTGTTGTTACAGCACTTTCTATCTATGCCAACCAGCTCCGTGAATCCGGTGGAAACGTTTACCACGGTAACATCCGAGAGGTAAGCCTTGTTCTTGCCGGCGCAAACGAGGGCGCTTATATCGAGTATCCGTCAATCCAGCATGCTGATGGATCTTATACCCCGGATGATGAGTCTGGGGATTTTTATTTCTATAACAACGCGCTCGAGCATTCGGTCTTCGCCAAAGACACTCTCGAGCCCACCGTCGAGCCTGTCATTGAGCATGCCGACGAGCCAAAGGAGGAAAAGCCAGTGGCTGAAAAACAGACTGAGGGTAAAAAGTCCCTCGACGACATTATCGCAACCATGAATGAGGAGCAGCAGGCGGCCTTCTATCAGGCTCTTGAGTATGCTGTTGACCATGCTTCCGAGATCAAGAAGCAGGTTGACGATGATGACGAAGATGAAGACGACGGCGATGAAGCCGAACATGACGATTTTGGAGGTGATGAGTACATGCAGTACAATCCGTTTGAGCAGGGCGCCGGTGGTCAGGGCGTTCTTTCCCTTGATGCTTTCATCGAGACGAGACAGTCTCTTGAGCATGATATTTTCGATGACACCAACCTGAGGGCTGCCGGCACGTTCAAGAAGGCCGTTTCCATGGCCCTGGCTCATGGCGACTATGGCGATGAGTTCAGAGAACAGAATGATCTTACCGTATTCTTCCCGGATGGCCGCAATGGCAGAGCTCTTCAGCATGACTCCTACGGTGTCGAGAACATCGACTACCTGTTCCCGGAGGATCACAACCTCAATCAGGAGCCGATGCTTATCGCTCGTGATGATGAGTGGGTTTCGGTTGTTCTCGGCGGTGTTTCTCATGTCCCGTTCGAGAAGTTCAGATCCATGTGGGCTGATATTACCGAAGATGAGGCCCGTGCCCGTGGTTATATTAAGGGCAACCTGAAGAAGGAAGAAGTCTTCAAGCTCATGCGGAGATCCACGGATGCCTGCATGTTCTACAAGCGCCAGAAGCTTGATCGTGAGACCATCATCCGGATCAAGAACTTCAACATCATCGCATGGCTCTGGAAAGAGATGAGAAAGATGCTGAATGAAGAGCTGGCACGTGCAATCGTCTTCGGTGACGGCCGTGACGCTACTTCCCCGGACAAGATCGACGAGGGCTCTATCCATCCGATCATTTCCGACGATAACTTCTGGACCATCAAGAAGTCTGTTACTGTCGGCAATAAGACCCGGTACGAGGTTGCTGATGAGATGCTTGAGACTGCTGTCCGCGCATTCGAAGACTACAAGGGCTCCGGTTCCACGGTGTGCTTCATGACCGAAGGTCAGCTGGCTGACTACAGACTCATGAAGGACGGCCAGGGTTATCGTCTGTATAAGAATCAGAGCGAGATCGCAGATGCGTTCGGTGTTACCCGCATCGTCCGTATTCCGAAGGAAGTCGTTCCGGCGAATTTCGGTCTCCTGATCCTGAACCTCAAGGACTACACTGTGGGCACCAATGCCGGCGGCGAGATCACCAGCTTCGACAAGTTCGATATGGACTACAACCAGTATTCCTACCTGCTTGAGGGCCGGTGCTCTGGCATGCTGACCAAGCCGTACAGTGCGATCTATGTTACCAAGCAGTAAGCAGAAGGAGGGTTATATTATGAGACTCAGAAGAGAGAATGGTGATTTCGATTTTATCATCAATGATGGTGCCGGTACAATTCAGCCGAAGCTTTTCCCGGAGCAGCTGGTCGGCCAGATCATGATCGTCGGCAACGTCCATACGGTCATTACCAATGTTGCAGGTGCCAACGGTGCAGCTACCTACACGCTCACTGCGGGTAACGGCAGCACCTACACCTATACAGTGGCCACCGGTGCAGTTGCCGTTAACAGCTGAGGTGATCTATGAGCAAGTGGTCAGGAAACATCGGCTTCCTTGTTACCAAGGAAACGGCTCCTGGCGTCTATAATGGCTCAGATGACGATTCTGAGTTTATTGAAGAACATCACTACTACGGAGAAATGACCAGGCTTGGAAGCAGCTTTCAGCAGGTATCCAAGGTCAATGATGATATTTCCCTGAACATGTCTTTGTCAATCATTAGTGATCCGTTTGCTAGAGCCAACTTCGCTCACATGCGTTATATTACGTACCGTGGAGCCAAGTGGAAAATCTCTACAGCGGATCCTACTGGTTGGCCGAGAATTACGCTTCAGATAGGAGGGCTTTATGAGTAAGCGCTTAGAACTACACGCCAAGCTCGAAGCCCTCCTTGGTAGTAGTAACGTGTATTTTCAGCCGCCAGAGTCGTTAAAGATGAAGTTCCCAGCAATCGTATACTCGAGAACTGGGATTGAATACAAAAGGGCAGATGATGATATTTACACAGGAGACACCAAATACTCCGTGTCTATCATCACAAAGGACCCCGACCTTCCTCTTGTTGAGGAATTCTGCAAGCACTTTAGGTTCTGTCGGCACGACCGGCACTATGAATCTAAGGGCTACAACTACGATGTTTATATTCTCTATTATTAGGAGGTTCAACTATGGCTAAGATGAAATGGGGTGAAACCGGTGTAAAGCGCTTCTTCACAGGTTGTGACTGGGGCGCACTTTACGTCATGGACGACACCGGTGTGTACGCAAATGGAGTTGCATGGAATGGTCTCATCTCGGTTGCCATTTCCCCGTCTGGTGCTGAGGCCAATAAGCAGTATGCTGACAACGGCGTTTATGCTGATATTCGTTCCGAGGAGGAATGTTCCGGCACGATCGAGTGCTTCAACACTCCGGATGAGTTTGATATTTGTGATGGCATTCTGGCTCTCGAGGGCGTAAGCCTTGGGCAGCAGATCAGACGTAAATTCGGCTTCGCATACAGATCGAAAGTCGGCAACGATGTCAAGGGCCTGGACTACGGCTACAAGATCAAGGTTGTGTACAATGCTACGGCGGCTCCGTCCGATCAGACCGATGAGACTACCAACGAGTCTCCGGAAGCTCAGACGCTCAGCTATGAGTTCGATACCGAGAAGGTCACCTTCGTGTACGACAATAAGACCTATAAGGTCGCAACTCTTGAGTTCGATTCCACGAAGCTCACTGAGGCTGCTATGAAGGCCGTTGAGGATCTGCTTTACGGTACAGAGCAGGCTGAACCGACCCTTCCGGCACCGGAAGTTCTTCTCGCTGCTGTCAAGGCTGCGAAGTAATTAATACCAATAATACCTAAAAAATGCCAAAAAACCACTTACTTTTCATAAAGTTTCTGAAAAAGTATATGTTTTTTCAGGGAGAAAGTAGAAAACGAGTGGTTTTTTGGTATTTTTGGCATTTTTTCACAAAATTAAAAGGAGAGACCACAATGTTTAAGATTACCAAGACTTACAAAGACTACGACGGCAATGAAATGACGAATGACTTCTATTTCAGCCTTTCCAAGCAGGAGATCGTCGAGCTGAACTTCACTTCTCCGGGCGGACTTGTCCGATACATCGAGAGTATTCAGAAGACCAACGATGGCGGTGAGATCATCGGATTCTTCAAGAAGATTCTGTTGGCTTCTTACGGCCAGAAGGTATTCGATCCCAAGTTCGGTACCCGCTTCTCGAAGCTTCCGGAATACGTGGAGCAGTTCGTTTCCACACCGGCCTTCTCCATGATCTACATGGATCTGGCTACCGATGCTAAGCTGGCAGCAGATTTCATCAGAGGTGTCGTCGAGGATGCTGTCGATATCGATGATGCTGAGTTTAATGCAGCTATTGCAAAGGTGTCTGCTGACATCAAGCCGGTTAATTAAGGAGTAAGTCATGCCTCTCACAATCACTGTGCCCGGACGGGAGTTCTACGACCAGCGAACAGGCTCATTCATCAATGTCCCTGAGACAACGCTCAGGCTTGAGCACTCGCTGTATGGAATTCGGTTGTGGGAATCAAAATGGAAGGTACCATTTCTCGATGAGGTTAATGAGAAAACCAAAGAACAGATGCGAGATTACGTACGTTTCATGACTTTAACCAAGAATGTAAATCCGCTAGTGTATTTTGCCCTTACCAACGACAATTTGAAACAAATTGAAGAGTACATAAATGATCCTGCTACGGCAGCAACCTTCAAAGAGCTTCCTGGACAACGTCACGGTACTGGTAAATTTGTTAGTGCGGAAACCATATATTTTCAGATGTTTCAGAACAACATACCACTCGAGTGCGAAAAGTGGAACTTTAACAGTCTTAGAGCCCTTGTCGAGTATTGTAACCGAGAAAGCGCTCCTAAGAAGAAACTGTCAAAAGACGAAAACATCGCACGTATGAGAGCTCTGAAACAAAGACGACGAGGAAAAAGGAGGTAAACGCTGTGGCTAGATCCATGCCGTCTATCACTTTTTCATACAAGGGAGACTGGAAGAAAACCAGAAACTTCCTAAAAACTGCCCAGCGTCTTTCGTTCCTTTCTTCGCTGGACAAGTACGGTCAGGAAGGGGTAGAGGCCTTACGTGCAGCTACCCCGGTCCGAACCGGTGAAACAGCAGATTCCTGGTCTTACGAGATTGAGAGGACTACTGATTCTGTGACCCTTAGATGGGTCAATTCTTCAAACAATAAGTCCATACCAATAGTTCTATTACTCCAGTATGGGCATATGACAGGTACAGGCGGTTATGTACAGGGCATAGATTTCATTAACCCTGCTCTTAAACCGATCTTTGACAAGATAGCTAAGTCTGCATGGGAGGAGGTGAAACGCTCATGAGCGAAATCGAGAACAGAATAGTTGAGATGAAATTCAACCATGATGACTTCTCGAGAGGTGTTGAGGCTACACTCCAGGACCTCAAGAAACTTGATGAGGGTTTGAAACTCCAAGATGCAGGTCAGGCCCTTAGCGGTCTCCAGAAAGCGGCAAATAACGTTGACTTCTCGGCAATTGCCAAGAGCGTTGAAGAGATCAACAACCGATTCCAGTTCATGGAGTCCTTTGTTGGGCACGTCTTCGACAACATCAAGTCCAAGGCAGCTAACTGGGCAACCAGTATGGCTAAGTCCCTCTCTATTGACCAGATCACTGGTGGTTTTAAAGAGTACGAGCTCAAAATGGGGTCTGTCCAAACCATTATGGCAGGTTCTGGAGCTTCGATGGAAGAGGTCAATAAGTACCTCGAGGAACTGAACACTTACTCCGATAAGACTATCTACAGCTTTTCAGACATGACATCCTCGATTGGTAAGTTCACCAACGCCGGTGTCAAGCTGGACGATGCTGTTAAGGCTATCCAGGGTATTTCGAATGAAGCTGCTCGATCTGGTGCTAACGCTCAACAGGCTTCTGCTGCGATGTATAACTTCTCCCAGGCGTTATCATCTGGTGCAGTCAAGCTTATTGACTGGAAATCGATCGAAAACGCCAATATGGCAACTGTCGAATTCAAACAGTCACTGCTTGATACAGCCGTAGCAATGGGTACTGTTCGAAAAGAAGGCGACAAGTATATTTCGACGACTACGGACGCCAACGGACATGTGTCTGAGGCATTCACTGCGACGTCCATGTTCAACGATTCACTTTCATCTTTGTGGATGACTTCTGATGTTCTTACCCAGACCCTGTCAAACTACTCTACTGATGTTAGGGAGATGACTGACGACGAGTATAAACTCTGGCGCGAAAAGATGGTCGGTCTTCACTACACCGACGAACAGATCGATAAAATCGAAGAACTCGGCAAAGCATCTTTCGATGCAGCTCAGGATGTTAAGTCGTATTCCATGATGATGGATTCTCTTCAGGAAGCCATTGGTTCTGGTTGGGCAACGACCTTCGAACTTATATTTGGTAACCTTGATGAGGCGAAAAAGCTTTGGACAGGACTCAACAACGTTCTCTCTGGAACAATCGGAGCTATCGGTGAAGTTCGAAACGGCATCCTTAAGGTCTGGAAGGCTCGTGGTGGCCGTGACGACATGCTTGCTGGTATTACAGCGTTATGGCGTGCTTTCACGGGCCTTATGAAGCCAATTGGCGAAGCTCTTGATTACTTCTTGCCATCTGTTAAGGTTCTTGGCATCAGGCTTGCTACTCTGTCGCATAGCTTTATGATGGCCGCTGGCAGCATCAGAATCTCTGACGAGTTCGCAACGGACATTCGCGACACCTTTAAGATGCTTATATTCCCGATTGTCACTATTGGAAAGCTTATTGGGAGTGTCTTTGGGGCTGTGTTACCTACAGCGTTGAAGTTGGTCGGTTCCATCGTCCGAGCAATATTTTTGATCACCGGGAACATGGCGAGAACTTTTCAGTCCTTATTTTCCCCGGTGGAAAAATTTACCAAAACTTTTGGAAAGGCGTCAAAGCAGTTTGTCAAGTTCTTTGAGAAAGATATTGTCACTTTTCCAAACGCCTTGGCCCAAACTCTTGTAAACCTTGGTGCTACTGCCGAGAGGTTCATAGTCGGCACGTTCGAGAAGGCCAAGAACACGGTTATCCCCTTCTTCGTGAAGTTATCTGTGATATTTGACAAGTTCAAGAGAAGCATCCAGAACGTTATTAAAGATTCTGGTCTTGGTGACTTCATCGACTGGATCGTTAAGTGGAACAACATCACCGGTCAGATGGTCGGATCGTTCTTCACAAGTGTTATTCCGGATACAATTAGCGGAACTGCCAGTGCACTTGCAGACTTTGGTAAGGCTGCCATCGAAGCTTTTAGAGGCTCGAGCAGCATAGGAGAATTCGTTAAAAATCTTAAGAAACCTTTTGAGGATCTCAAAGCCAAGCTGGACGAGGTCTTTATGTGGGAAGACGGCTTCTTTGGTGCAATTTCATCAATATTTGGTCATTTGATCCCTGGTGGAAGCATCAAAGATCTCAAAGAGATGTTCTCCTATTTCCAGGTGGACGTTCCTAAAATTGTTAAGGGCGTCAAAGGGGCTTTAAACATTTTAAATGCCGACCTTTACAGGCTCACGGGTATCAACTTCAAAGCTGTAGGTCAGGATATTGGTCACTTCTTCAGTGTCATTGGCTCAAGTATAGAGCAGGCTACAAGAGGCTACAGGCAGGCTTTTGCTACGTTTGGACAGGATATTTACAAGGCACTTGAAGATAGCTGGATTATCGACTGGTTTGATACAGTAAGCGCTTGGTGTCACGTAGTATGGGATGACTTAAAGTGGATATTTGGACCTGAAGGAATGCCTCTATTCTTAAAAGGATTGGGAACGCAATTTAAGAATCTTGGAGAGAGCCTTGCGAATGCATTTAAGTTCTCCACTTCAATCACAGATTTTATTGACCGTGTCCGATATTCTTTTTTAGAGTTTGGCGAAGCAGTTCAGTATGTGTTTTTCGGTGACGCCAGTGTTGGAGCCATGTCTGAAAAACTTAGAGTTTTGAAAGAGGCTTTCCAGCGTTTGTTAATTCCGTTCACATATGGCATCAAAAACTGGATCGAATACGACAAACTAATCGCTGGTGTGTCTAATGCTTTCAAGAAACTCGGTCGGTCTCTACTTGAGTTGATGCATCTTGACGGTGTGTTTGACAGTCTGTCTCAGCTTAAGATATTTAGTGACCTTAGAGGAGACCTTTCCAGGTTGCTTGGGGTCGTTAAGGAGTTCTTCCAGGCCAACATTCTAAGTCGTGTCTCTGCCATGGTTGACGGCATCAAAGAGAAGCTTTCTGGAATTGGTAAGTACTTCGAACGAAACCTCAACTTTAAACGGATATTTAAAGACGTCGGTGCAAGTTTCAAATGGCTGACAGCAAGACTTTCCTATTTATTAGGCGAGGGTTGGAAGCCAAACGAGATATTCAAAAACCTTGGAGCTCTGTTTAGTCAGTTCTTCAGAAACATCGGAAAGTCAATCAAGAAGAACATCAATCTCGGAGGGGTTCTCAGTGATATTCAGTCTTGGTTCTCCAAGATTCGTGATTCTGTAAAGGACTTCATCACTCTTGGCCTTCCTGGGATGATCGGAAAGATCTCTGATAAAGTAAAAGAACTGTGGGGCAACTTCAGCGGAAGTGCTAAGGACGTAGGCTCTGGAGCACTCGAGAAGATTAAGGATCTGGCATCACAGCTTCCTGATATTTTCCAGAATGCGAAAGAGAAAGTTGGAGAGTTCTTTGATAAGATTGCCAATGCCAACATAGTTAAGTCCGTACAGGGTATCTTTGAACCTATGATTGAATGGGTGAAGAACTCTAGGGCTGCTCAGGGTATCGGCTTTATATTTGACAAAATTAAAGAGACCTTTACGGCTCTTAAAGGATCTGCCGGGGACGGTTTCACAGCTTTCCTCGAAAAGATTAAGGACTTCAAATTTGATAGCACAACGCTTACAGCATTACTTGACAAAGTCAAAGAATTCTTTGGTTATATTAAGACCGTCAGCACCGATAAGTTTGGTGAGATTCGTACAAAGCTAGGCGAATTCGTTGATATGCTCAAGGAGAAAGTCGGTCCGGCAAAAGACAGAATGCTGGAACTTAAAGACACTCTGATGGGCACCTTCAGTGATATTCTCAGCAAGTTCAAGAATTTCGACTGGACCCCGGTGTTCGACATTGTCAAGGGCGCTGCTGCTATCTACGCGTTTTACCAGATAATCAAGGCAATTGACTCGTTCACAAGCGCTGTCACAATTGTCTCTACCATTAAGGGCATGTTCTCCGATATTGGCAAGGCGGCAAAGGCAACCAAGTGGACGCTTATTGCTGATGCTTTCCTTAAAGCTGGCATCGCTATTGCTATTCTGGCTGGATCGTTAGTTGTTCTTAGTTCTATAAACCAGGACAACTTAATGAATGCCACCTCTGCAATCGCTATCATATTACTTCTGATGTCGCTGTTTGTCGGCGCGCTTGCTTTGTTTAAGAAGTTCTCAGGTGCCTCCGCAGCAGCCGAAGCCAGTGCTAAGGACAGTAAAAAGGGGGCAAAAGCTCTCGAAAGTATCAAAGAGGGTCTTGGTAAGTTCCTCGACAGTGTAAGCGAAACATTTTCTAACTTCCTGAAGAAGATTGGTAATGCAGCTCTCATAATAGGTAGCGTTATAGCAATTGTCTTTGCTATTGTAGCAGTTGTACGATCCTTCAAGCAGATTCAGAAGATTGCTAGCGAGCCGAACTTCAGAACAGCCATACTTGTGCTCCTTGGCATTGTTGGTGTGCTAGGTGCCTTCATAAAAATTGTAGCCAAGGGGAAGCAATTGAGTGTTGGTTCAGCACTTGGTATATTTGCACTTGGTATAGCTATCACGAAGGTTGTCAAAGCTTTCGGAATGATGAACAAAATCGTCGGAAATGAGAACTTCGACAAGGCCCAAAAAGCTATGTGGGGCATTGTTGGCATGCTCAGTGTGTTACTGATAGCCACCGGATTTAGTAAGAAAGCTGATAAGAACATCAAAGCTTTTGGTGTCACTGCGATTCTCATGGCTATTGCATTCAAGCTTATTGCTAAGCCTCTGCAGGAGCTGACTAAGGTTGCTGGTGCTGGCGGTAACAAGTTCAAAGGTGTTGCTATCGGTCTGGGTATACTTCTCGGTGTTATGGCCCTGGCTATTGGTATATTTGCTAAGCTTGGTGCTAGTGCCATTGAGGAGAACATGAAGGGCTTCATTACTGGCTTGGCGGGTCTTGTTGTAGTGGCAGGTGTCATATGGATATTTGCTGATGCTCTGAAACAGCTTGATTCCTTAGACCATGTATGGCGATCCTTAGGTGTGATTGTTATTGGTCTGGTGGCTATAGCAGCCGCTTTGGCAGGTTTCGGTGCTATTGCACAGATATTTGCTCCTGGTCTGCTGATACTCACCAAGGTAATGACCGGATTCGGCATCGCTGTAGCTCTTGTGGGTGCTGGCGTTGCACTGTTTGGTCTTGGTGTCCAGTTAGCTGCTGCTGCTTTCCCGGCATTCGGTGAAGGCATCGTGCTTATGGCTAATGATATTCAGGGTCATGAGGACGAGGTCGTCAATGCTATTGGTGTCATAATTGCAGGCATTGTTAAGGGTATTCTTGATGGCTTAGGCTTGCTTGTAGGGGCAATAATCAGCGGTCTTGACACGGTAGTGGTGGAGCTGGACAAGTATCTGCCAAGCCTCCTTGACCATTTGCTTGTGCTGCTGGGGCATATTACGGTTATTCTTGTTGATAGACTCGGACAGGCCTTCGTGTGGCTCTGGGACTGTATACCACCAAAAATCAAAGAGTTCTTTGGCAAGTTGTGGTCAGAAGTTGCTGACAGGCTTGGCGACTGGTGGGACATCTGGCGTGAATGGCAGAAAACCAACGTTACTTATATTCAGCAGTTCTTCTCTTATGGAGGAGCGCTCGTCAAGTACGGTATGGCGAACATTATATCTATGATAGCCAATGCCGTAGCCAACAACCCTGTACTTTCTAAAGTGTTCGAGGCATTAGGTGTTGACGTCAAGTCTTGGGCAGATAACGCTACGGCTAAAGCTGAAGAGGCTTTGGCGAATGTGAATGCTGTTGAAGAAAAGTACGAAGCCAAACGAGAAGCAATCCACGCTGAGTACAAAGCTAAGCGGGATGCTGAAACAATAGCTGAGTGGGAACAGCATATGTCCGATGAAGCAGCGAGGGCTGCCGAGGATATTGCACGTATCCAGGCTAAGTACGACAAGCAGGCTCAGATTGCGTCAGATGGTACCCATGCTGCAACTGCTGCTGTTAATCAGGCCATGGCTGAAGATGCTGATGGTACAGAAGAATCAGCTAATATATTTGGCGTCAATATTGGTGGGGCTCTTGGTGAGGGTCTCATGGGACAGTTGACGTCCATGATGAACAACGGAGCTGATAGTCAGCAGATGCTTGCTATGCTTCAGTCAAGTGGCGTTGACATGGGTGACAGCTCTATCTCTGGCATCATAGAAGCTCTGCAGAACGGTGATACTAGTGTTATATCTGAGTATGTTGATCTTGGAGAAGACTCAGCCGACGAATTCGGTGACAATCAGGATCTTGAAGGTGCTGCAGAAGACAACATGGATGCTGCGGCCAGCGCTGTGAACAATAACAACAATGTTAGCAATGCTGCTGGTAATGCCGGTAGACGCTCTGGCGAAGAGTTCGGTAGGGCCGGTTATGGTTCATATTACGCATCTGGTTCGCATTCCATGGACGGTGGTGCTGCTGGTATTGACGATAATACCTATAAGGTTACTGCTGCTGCCAGACGAGCTGCTAGGGCTGCAAACGATGCATACAATGCAGAATCCCTAATTAAATCACCATCTCGGAAGTTTAAAGAGTCTGGTATGTATCAGATGCTTGGTGCTGCTATTGGTATCGCTGACAATACTCACTATCTTGTTGAGAATTCGGTATCTGCTGCTAAGGCGGCAATCGGAGCATTCTCTGATACGCTTCATTTCGATACGAGCGGAGCTGGGTATAGACCTCATATTTCTCCGGTACTCGACATGTCATCCTTCTCTGCAGGGAGTGGAGCAATTAACGGATTCTTTGACAGGGCTGCCAACGTGCAGGCTAGCATCAATACTTCTGGATTAAACTTCAGAGATTCCATCAACACATTCTCGAGGGCTGATATTCGTAGAGGTGACGAAACAGTGAACGTGATGCGACAGCTCAACGACGCTATTTCAGATCTCGGAAATCGTATCGAGAGAATGGAAGTGAAGCTCAATGACGGTACTCTGGTTGGTAAGATTACTGCTCCTTTAGACCAGTCTTTAGGTCGTAGAGCAGCTCTTAAAGCTAGAGGAATGTAACTTATAATAATAAAAAAATGCCAAAAAACCACTTACTTTTCATAAAGTTTCTGAAAAAGTATATGTTTTTTCAGGGAGAAAGTAGAAAACGAGTGGTTTTTTGGTATTTTTGGCATTTTTTATACGTGAGGGAATCAAATGTCATTTTATTACACTGGTGAACACACAATCACGATTGGTGACAAAAACACGTGGACGGACTGGCATTTGATTCCGTCTTCACGTCCTCTCGTGGTGCCAGCTCAACCCAAGTTTACGTTCACTGATATTCCAGGAATGAATGGGTCACTCGACACTACCGAGAGCTTACTTAACTATGTAACATACAAGAACCGAGAAGGGTCCTGGGAGTTCTTTGTCGAGAATGATAAGGAAGAAACCTGGGCAGAACTTCTCAGTATTATCTCTATGGATACTGCCGGTCAGCGACTTAAGGTCGTTCTCAATGACGATCCAAACTGGTATTACATGGGGCGAGTATTTGTCAACAACTGGGCCAGCGAGCAGATAGCCAGTAAGATCACACTGAACTATAGTCTCGAGCCCTTTAAGTATTCCAACTACTCGACACTTGGAGATTGGCTCTGGGATCCGTTTAACTTCAACAAGGATTACTGCTACGACTGGGCTGATATTTCGGTTACGGGTAAGCGGATTCTTGAGTTCAACTGGCCTGGTGCTGCTGTGACACCGACGATAACCGTTAGTGGCACGGCCAAAGGAATGGACTTCACTTTCAATTCTGGAAAGAAAGTCCATCTTGGAAACGGAACTTTCACATCCCCATTTCTATCACTTGTCCACGGTAATAACATATTGGTTGCTGAAGCATGGACTGGCAGCTTCACAATTTCAACGAGGGATTCGCGATTGTAAGGAGGCTTTATGTATAGAATTTACGTCGACGACGAATTATTATACAGTCCCGAAGTCTCAAGTAACAAACCGGAGTATGCGCTGACTGACGCAACAATGTCTCTCGAAGTGAATAAAGCTGGTAGCGTTCAGTTCACTATGCCTCCAACGCATTATCTGTACAATAGGCTTAAGCATCTGTCGACTGATGTGAAAGTTATATTTGCAAAAGGTTGGGGCGCTACTGAGAAAACCAGATTCTATGGTCGAGTATTTGACACAACACGAGACTTTAACAACAATAAGGAAGTCTTGTGCGAAGGCGACCTGGCATTCTTGAATGATTCAACACAGAGACCATTCAGCTTTGTCCAGTCTCCTAAATGGGCGTTTTCGACTTTTGTGCACAGACATAATGCTGAGATTAAGCATTCATACAATCGTAGGTTCATGGTTGGCAAATGCAACATGTCAACTAATGACATTGCAGAAGGTGCTACAAGTTATGGAACTTATATTTACACCAACGGTTCCAAGATCAACCATACGTCAACTGCCGGTTCCGGTGCTAGCGATTCTGAGATAGGGTTTGCTACGGCCGGAATGTTATATTTGAACCGCAAAACCTATAGACTGTACAAATGTACTGTTGGCGGAGAGCCAGCTGTTGCCATGTGGGCGTATGTTGGCAACATTCAGCCAGTTCTGGGGAGTGTTCCTTCGCAAAACGTAATTTTCCACGGGGAAGAAATTTCCGGAACCTTTGGAACCCCGACTGAGTTCAATCTGTCAAATGTTGACAAAATTGAAGTCGGTGACCGTTATATTAACAATACAACTTATGCTATCTACGAATGCACACAGCGAGCTCTAACTGATGAAGAACGTCAGGCTAGCAATGTTGATTATGACAACCTCCCAAAGAACTTATGGAAGTATCGTGGAAACATAGCTCGTATGGTCGGAAACGCTGACAAACGTGTATCCACAAACGCTATATTCTTTAAAGATGAGAATTACACTAATTCCTGGGAGCTTTTCTCGAACACACTGGTTGGTTCTTTAGGCGGATATTTATACACTGATGAACCCTCTAATGGAGGATCCGGGCGTTTCTTAAATTGGACCAAAGAACCGGGTGTGAAAGCTTCACAGGTTATTAAGTTTGGACAGAACCTTTTAGATTTCTCTGAGCATATTTCTGCTGAAAACATAGTCACAAGAATCATACCACTTGGCCCGGAAGTCACGGATTCTGATGGTAATAGTCTTGGTTACAGACTAACAGTTAACTCGGCCAACGGTGGTCTTGATTATGTCGAGAATTCTACTGGTATAGACTTATTCGGTGATATTACAAGGATGGTCGAGTTTGAATCTGGGACAACCCCAAAACTCTTACTCGATCTCGCCAAGTTATATTTACAGGAATCCATGAAGTTGGCCTTGTCTATAGAGCTCACGGCCTTGGATCTGAGTCTTATAGACATCAACGCCGATGATATTCGAGTCGGAAACAGCTATAGAGTAGTATCTGAGCCCCATGGTGTCGATGACTACTTTATCTGTTCAAAGGCTGAGATTGACATTCTCCATCCTGAGAATAGCAAATTCACTTTTGGGGCAGATAAAGCTACATTAACTGGGATTACGACCAAATCCAACTTCGTAACAGCTGCCGATGCCCCTGTTTACATCAAATCTTCGGAGACATATTGGTTGGTTAACGATGATCCTGAGGCAAAACCGGACGTTCACGATGACGCCTGGTCTACGGACACCCCGACTTGGTCATCGACGACTTATGTTTGGCAGAAGACGGTCGATACATATTCGGACGGAACGATCAAAGAGTCTGACCCGATTTGCTTAACCGGTCATCATGGGGAAAGCACGATTTCTGTAACTATCTCTTCTTCCGCCGGAGACATGTTCTTACGGCGAGACATAAACACTATCCTAACTTGCAACGTGTATTACGGAACAAAAGATTACTCCGACCATGTTACAAGTTATCACTGGGTTAAAAAAGACAAAGATGGCAACGTTGACGACACATGGTCTCGTATGCCTGGAAAATCTATTTCAATCACAGGCGATGATGTCAACACGAAAGCAATATTCGATTGTGAAGTCACGCTTGTGATTTAAAGGAGGAAATTCAAAATGGCAAGTGCTAAAGCATGGGGGACCATAACGATTGTCGACACAACTGACATCGGGCAGTTTTCAGTCACCCCTTCGAGCAACAGAGCTACCACAGTCATTTATACACCTGACAACAATACCTACACGCCGAACTGGGCGGACAGCTCTGGCAACGTTACCATTACGCCGGTTGTATATTATGGTGGAACACAGCTCAATCCTGGAATTGCGGCGGCTTCCAATCCCAAGGTTACGTGGACATATAAGACGAATGACGCTACATCGTTCACCACTCTTCCGTCTTGGGCCACAGCTCAGTCCGACGGAACACTCAAACTTACTGGAAACCCGTTCACGTCTTCGAGCATTTCCAGCGTAACATTCAAGTGCACGGCAAACTACAACGAACCGGCAACGAACCTTCCACTTACAGCAGCAGGAGAAATTACATATTCTGTTGTAAGGCAGGCTGCGTCGGTCCCGTATGTAAGAATTACTGGCGAGAACGTATTCAAGTACAACACCAGCCAGACTCTTGTAGGGGCAGAGTCCATTACACTCACAGCAACATACGGGCATTGCACAATTTCAAAATGGCAGTACAAAAACGGCAACAGTTGGACAGATATTGCGAACACAGCAGGTTCTGCTACTCTTGAAATCAACGCAAAGTCGACCGCACATGCTGCATATTTCAAGAACGACGTCGCAACCTTCAGAGTAGTTACATCCGTTGATGGCCTTATTGATGTGCACGTTATCACGAAGATCCATGATGGTGCAGCAGGTCAGTCTACATTAGCGGCCATCCTTACGAACGAAGATCAGATGATCCCGGCAGACGAAACCGGTGCACCTGTGGATACTGCATTTACTGACGCTTACACACAGCTTACCATTTTCAGAGGCTCTGTTGATGAGACAAGTCAGTGGGAGATCACAATCAGTGCACCGACTGATATTCAGTATCAGAAATCGACGGACGGAACGAACTGGGATGATTCCAGCATACAGGGACTTCATTACAATCACGTCCGTATCACTGGTATGGCAACAGGACTCAGTGTAGGCTCTGTAACGTTTACAGCTAAGAAAACCGGCGAGACTGATATTGTAAAGAAGTTTACACTCACAAAGGTCAAAACCGGTGCTGACGGTGCGGATGCTGTAACTTATATTCTTGAGGCTTCGAATCAAGTTGTACATGCCACATCAGATGGAACAATAACGAGCGGATCTATAATTGTTAAAGCTTATAAACGGGTTGGTGCCGGAGATAGAACGCAGACTGATTTTTATTATGCGGTCTTTAGTCCTGCCGGAGATCAGATATATCCAACTAGTGGAGCCGAGCATAGTATTAACTCAAAGGGCTCGACTTTTACAGCGAACGGTAGTATTTTACCAGTCGTCGTGACTGCTGGCTATGTTGTTGTGAAAATGTTTGCAAACGCGTCCACATCTTCCGCCGTTCTTGACACATTGACACTTACATCAGTCAAAGATGGTGCAACTGGACCCCAGGGACCGAATGGCGCAGATGGCACATCTCCGATCAGCGTCGTACTCGGCAATTACTCCGATGTTCTTTCTTGCGGAGTGGACGACAAGATTCTTCCGACCAGCTCACAGACAGTCATCAACATTCCGTTTACAGCCTACGAAGGAATAAACCGTGTAGCGTGCTCTGTTACAGCTGGTGACTTACATTACAACAGCACATCAACGAAAGCTACGAAGAACACGCAAGGAGCTACGGCTTCATCCGATGGATACGTTAAATATACAATCCCGGCTGGCGGTAAGTTGGTTGACGCCATCGCCAATCAGACGGTAACCTTAACATTTACTGTCACAAAGAGCGACGGTAACACAGCACAGTTCGTTGCTTACTACACGCTTGGCAGGTCTCAGACTGGTGATACAGGAGCATCTGTATATTACGGTTATATTGAGACTCCGCAGGGAGACGTAATAACAAATAAAGAGAACTCTGTTACACTTGAAGCTCATTTGCATTACGGTGCATCGGAATGGTCTAGTGCATATTTTCAGTGGGCTAAGTATGGAACGGACGGTTATGAGCTAATCGGTGATAAAACTACTACTAATACATTAACCGTGAATCCCTCAGACGTGAATGGTTCGGCATCTTACAGATGTCAGATGTACCATGCCAATGGATCACTCAAATATACCGCCTACGTGACTGTGAGAGACAAGACCGATCCTATTCAGGCTGAGATCTTTTCGACTGCCGGCGATAAATTTGTCAACGGTATTGCAGAAGGTGCCATGTATGTCAAGGTTTATCGTAATGGTATTGAGATCGATCCGCTTCCGACAGAGGTTATTTCCAAAACGGCCCCTGCAAGTCCGAGCGCGAATGACATGTATTTCAAAATCGATCCGACAACGAATTCTGTAAAGCTTATGAAATACGTAAGCAACGCATGGGCTGAACAGACATACACCCCAACCGCGACTTACACCTGGTCATATTTGGACAAAGACGGTGAAGAAACACATCCGTCAGGTATGGCGACGAGCGGAAAGATTGTTTATGTCGACGGAGACTTTGTTAACACTAAGCTTACTGCCTTCTGTGAAGTGGAAGTAGTGTAAGTTATATTTGAAAGGAGACAAATATGGCTACTGTTAGTGCCATGTTTACAATCACAGATACTGGTGATTTGAGTGGACGTAATCTTCTCCAGAGGGCTTTCTTTACGAAGGAGCCTTGGACTGGACCGACTTATAATGCAGTTGGTGACGGGTTTGGAATATATCATGATAAATATTGTTTGCCGGTAACTACGAGATGGCTATACGTTAATACTAATAAAGGTGTAGACAACTTATTTCCAGATTTAGTATTCGAAGAAGGGGTTCAATACACTCTTTCTGGCAAATGGGCGCAGTTCAGAACAGACAATAAATTCAACAAAATGTATTTGCGCATACACCACACAGACGGAACCATGGTGTCTATTAACCAGCCAAATCAGAATAATGCTTGGTCGCCATTTACCCTTACATCGACCGCCGGTAAAACAGTGGATAAGATTGTCACAACATTTAGCAGTGAAGGCGCAACTTATATCGAAAATTTTAAACTCGAGGTAGGTAAAGCCGCGACGGATTGGACACCAGCTCCAGAAGATGTCGTCACCGCTATGGAAACCGCAAACACCGCCAAAACAACAGCCGAATCAAAAAACTCCGTATACTATCAGACTTCAGCTCCGACCGGCAAGAAAGTTGGTGACACGTGGTTTGATACAAACGATGGTAATAAAATTTATCGATGGAACGGGAGTACGTGGGTTGCCGCTGAACTCGGTGATCAGGCTATCGGAAATCTTAATGCAAGCCATATTAACGCCGGCACACTTACAGCCGTCGACATCGAAGCTGGTAAAGCTCAAGACATTTCTGGTACAATTAAGGTTTACGACGAGGACGATGCTGTACAAGTTAGTCTGGATAAGGATGGTCTAACGGCTACGAAGGGAAACGTCGGCGGTTGGAACATTGGCGAAAAGACTTTGGAGTCGGATCATGTCACTGGTGTTGACGAATCTGGTGTTGAGCATACTGGCAAATCATCGCTCGATGTCGAAGGTGGACTGGAAATAGTTGGGTCCTCTACGACTGCATTTGTCCCAGACATATATCAGAGAGGCTGGCATCCACCATCAACGGTGTCTTTATGGGGCGAATCCTATATTGGCCCGAGAAGTATCTCTTCTGAATACCTTGTTGCAAAAAATAAAGCGGTGTCTAATGGCGGCTTTTGGATTCCAGGAAGAAACATATCAGCGTGGTATACGTTAACGCCACGAAAACAGATAGCCAATACAGGTATATATTTTACCCTATACACGAAGGGTGATCTTAGCCTGTTTTGGCTTATTCTGGACGGCAACACCCCGGAGTGGACTGCTGGAGTTAAAAACAATGTCGCAACTTCGTTGGTTGACTATGTTGATAGCTCAACAGCGCATTTCATAAACAGCGTTCAGAGATCACAGGTTGCGCCTCCGTATACAATTTGGCTCGTTAATGGTCGTGGTGTGGGTTCTACTAGTGGTAGAGGCGGTGTTTGTAATAACTATGCCCAAGAGATACAGCCATACATAAGCACGGACGGCTATATTAATATTTACAGGGCCACCACGAATACGAGTGTTGCCGCTATTACAGCAAATGTGTTCTGGGCACACATAGACTACCCATACACAGAGAGTTAAGGAGGTGATGACCTTTGGCAGACATTGAAACATATTTAGACACCATAGCGAACGGTGTCTACGGCAGAGATGTACGAGCGGCAATCGTAAATGCTATACGCCAGTGCTATGCAGACGGACATGCTGGAGCAACTGACGATCAGGCTCGACAGGATATTGCAACGATCAAAAACCAGTTAGGGACGACGGATATTTCCAAATACGGTAGCACTTTGACGTCAGCGTTAGTCAAGGTGGACACAAACCATCTGTACAATATTGGCGAGTATGTGGACATCGGTATACACGATTGGCTCGTAGGTTTCTTCTCTTCTGGAGCAGTGACGATCCGCGTACCGCTTGTAAAAAAAGCACCAGCTATAATTCCTACGGAAACTGCACTTTCTCCGTCGCAAAAGCCATATGTTACAGGAACATTTCGTTTTATTGATGTCCTCAGATCTTGCGGGACAAATGGCTGGAAAGAGATAAAGACGTCGAGTTTGAGTGTTCGGGAAATACGTGTTACGACTAACCGAGGAGCACTGCTGGTTGTTCTAAACTGCCCGACAATGCTTCAGCCGAATTGTGATACTGCATTTATATCATACGGTATGCGGTTCACTTTCACAGACGGAACGTGAGGTAATTCAAAATGGGAACAATCGTGGTCGGTACTACTCCGACAATCTATATCACTGACTTCAATGTCATCAAACCGCTTGAGATCGAGAAGGCCTCACTGATTATTTCCCGCTATGGAAAAGTGCTGCTTGAAAAGACCTTGGAAGACGCTGAAGTAACCGGTGAGCAGATATCTTGGGATCTTACTCAGGAAGAAACCATCGCAATCGGCAAGGGTGACGCAGTTGTTTCCTGCAATTTCGTCATCGGCGATAAGCGGTATGCTACTCCGGAGACGGCTATATCCTTCGTTCGGAATCTGAAAGAAGGGGTGATGTAAATGGTTCCTGGAGATTCAGTAGCAATTGATGGAGTTATTAGGCTTGACAATGCCATAGAAGGTGAAACTATTGGAAGTGTTATTCGTTTGGGACAGAATCCCATCATCGAGCCGTTAGAAGTTACAGAGAATGGAACATACGAAGTTCCTGACGGTGTGGAGGGGTTTAATCCCGTTACTGTTCATCTGCCGAAAGCTATGACCGCTGATCAAATTGCAACGGGCGAAGACGCGTATGGAGATTTAACGATTGAGGCTGAATATGTAATTCCGAGTGCATTTAAAATGGAATCATCAACAATGAACTTTGAAAAATATGCGGGTATCTCTAAAAATAGCTATTACGCTTCCTGTAGAATCAGAAAAATAGTTGCTCCAAATTGTGTTGCCGTAGGTTCAAATGCTTTTTATAATCGTAACCCAGAAGAGATATATTTGCCAAAATGTGTATATCTAGGGGAGCGCAGTCTTCGGACTGATAGGTTACAGTACGGAGGTGCAAACCATTCTGTGTCTTTAAGATATTTATACGCACCAGTACTTGAGATAGTTGAAAGCCATGCTTTTGGGTTTGACAACGGCAGCTTTAAAAGTGTCGTTTATCCACGTACGTTAAGAAGTATATATATCGAGTTTGGAGCATCAAGAGCAGAAACAGCAATTTTTCTTGGCACCCCGACAACCATTGGGCGAAAAGTTTTTACAAAACCCTATTGGCCGATGTTGACCGACATCTACGTCCCGTGGTCAGAAGGTGAAGTGGCAGATGCTCCGTGGGGAGCGACAACCGCCACAATACACTATGATACTCCACTGGATGACTTCGCGGCATCATGGGATGGAAACCTGTTACAGCAGGAAGTCATTCATCCGATGTAAGGAGGTAATTCAAAATGCTTAATCCTTTTGAGAACATGCCGGCTTTCATGCAGCAGTTTCAGTTATTCCAGCAGCAGATGCAGGGTAAGGGAAATCCTCAGCAGCTCGTTCAGAACATGTTAAATTCTGGACAGATGACACAGGATCAATTCAACCAGTTGAGAATGATGGCGAATCAGATCACTGGTAAAAACTATTAATCATGGTAGAGAGGAGCTTACGAGATGTAGACTCCTTTTTATATTTGTTTCTTGGCCGAGAAACTGTAACCCTATTAACACTTTATTCAATCTACGAAAACGGAGGTTAAAATATGAGTTTTGTAGATGGTAATGGTCTTTCTGCGGCAGACGTGGCTGCAGTGACTGGTAACAACGGTGGTTTTGGCGGTTTCGGAAACGACGGCGCTTGGTGGCTTCTGATCTTGTTCCTCTTCGCTGGTATGAACGGCAACTGGGGCGGATTCGGCGGTGGTCGTGGTAACGGCATGGGCGTCACGATTCAGAACGACATGCAGAGAGGCTTCGATCAGCAGGCTATTATGGGCGGCATCAATGGTCTTACCTCCGCTGTGTCCAACGGCTTCGCCAACGCTGAGATCTCTCGTTGTAACGGCATGACCAACATTCTGCAGGCTATGAACTCCAACCAGGCAGCTCTCACTCAGGGGCACAACGGTATTCAGTCCGGTATCGCTGATCTGAAGTATACGGTGGCCACCGAGAACTGCGCTGACCGGAACGCTCTCGAGGCTGTTGCTACACGGATTATCGCCAACCAGACTGCCGGAATTCAGACCATCGTCGACAAGATGTGCCAGCAGGAGCTTGACACTCTTCGTGCCCAGAACGCTCAGCTCAACACTCAGCTTCAGATGGCCAACCTTGCTGCAAGCCAGAATGCTCAGACCGGTCAGCTCATGGCAGACAACGCTGCACAGACGGCTGCTCTGCTTCAGAGACTCAATCCGGCTCCGGTCCCCGCATATTGTGTTCCCAATCCCAACGGATGTAACTGCGGCTGCAACTTCAATCAGTGCGGGAACGTGTGAGGAGGTAGACTATGGCAGAATGGTCAGCTAATGCTCAGCAGACCGTGAATCCGGGAGAGACTGTTATATTTACAGAAAACCCGGTGCCTGGTCGTTTGGGCCTTGTCCGTCATCGTGACGAGACAGGCATCTTCCTTCTGAAAGGTTTATCCGGTTGTCCTTGCAATCCTTCCACGAACTACCTCGTTCAGTTCGGAGCTAACATTGCTATCCCGACTGGCGGAACTGTTGGACCGATTTCTTTAGCATTAGCTATTGACGGTAACACTGTTCCTGCCACGCAGATGACGATCACTCCGGCTGCTGTTGAGGAGTTCGGAAATGTCGCTGTCTCGGCCAACGTTTCTGTGTGGTGTGGATGCTGCGAGAATTTCTCGGTAAGGAACATCTCGGATCAGCCGATTCTGGTTGAAAATTCTAACCTCATTATTTCTAGGTGAAAGGAGGAATCAAAATGGGAGAAGAGCATAAGAAACTCGACAAACTCTACGACCTCCTTTGTGACCAGGTTGACGAAGTTGCGAAGAAGGGCACTATCTCGGCAACAGAGATGGATTCGGTCTATAAGGCCGTCCAGACTATGCTGAATATTGTAACTCTCAAAGCCATGAAGGAATCTGGATATTCTAACGGCCTTGATGCGGACGGGAACTCTTACGGATACTATCGCGGGAATTCCTATGGACGTATGCATATGCCTCATTCTTATTCCTATGGCGACATGTATCGGGGATATTCCGGTCATAGTATCAACGACAGGATGATCGCTTGTCTTGAAGAACTCTATGACCAGGCCAAGTCTGAGCATGAGAGAGAAAGACTTCGTGAGACCATTGACAGAATTCGTAGAGATCAGTAAGTAAACAGGAGCAAAGGAAATGTCGTTTGTATATTTTAACCCAAATCCATATGGCAAATCGGTTGGCGACTGTGTGGTGAGAGCTCTGACCCGAGTTGACGGATCGGGAGACTGGACTAGTACATATCTTAGGATTTGCGCTGTCGGTGCTTTAGTCGGAGACATGCCATCGGCCAACAAAGTCTGGGGTGACTATCTACTGAGGATTGGGTTCAAACGGTATTTCCTTCCTGATACTTGTCCTGATTGCTATACAATACGTGACTTCTGTGCAGACCATCCGAACGGCACATATGTGGTCTCAACCGGAAGTCACGTTGTTGCTGTCGTTGACGGTGACTACTATGACACATCAGACACAGGTAGTGAGATACCGATAGCATATTTTGAAAAGGAGGCAATGCTATGAATGGTATGTGGGGAAACGGCCCTAACACTGGTGTAAACAATAACGGAATGAATTTTGGATGGTCTTTACCTAGTCCTTCCCAGAATTCGACCGGCAGCTTTATGGCTGTTATTGTGAATGGAGGAGAAGCAAGTGTTAACGCGTATCCGGTTGCTGCCGGTACAACTGTTATATTGATCGACTTCAATGTAAAGAAGTTCTGGATCAAGAGCACAGACATTAACTCTATGCCCCAGCCGGTGAGAACCTTCAACTTCGACGAGGTGTTCTCTACAGTTCCGGTTACTACTCCAGCAGCTCCTGATACCAGTGAGTTTGTTACCAAATCAGAGCTTGCTGATATTCGAAAGATGCTTGAGGATCTGACTGCTCAACTAAAATAAACGAGGTTTGCGAATGCCAGAACCGGTTACAATGCTTTCTATCCAGGATGTCATTTCGCTAGTCTTGGCTATATGCGGAGGCATTGGCGTTCTTGGCAGTGCTCTTGTGTATATTTGCAAGGCAATTGGGTGGATAAGAAAGCCTGAAGAGAAGCAGAATGAAGTCCTTGGAGATCATGAAAAAAGAATTACTGATCTCGAAAGGAAAATCGACAGAGACTATCATCACCTTAAAGAGGTGGATGAAACTATGAAACTCATACTGGAGGCTCAGGGAGCATTACTGGACCATGCTCTCGACGGGAACCACACGTCAAGTGTGGCCAAATCGAAACAGGACATTGATGCACATTTACGGTCTAAGATTGGAGGTGATTATTAATGAGGTTACCTGACAAAGTATATGACATTCTTAAATGGATTTGTCTCATTGTACTGCCAGCTTGCGGAACTCTATATTTCGCACTGAGCGGCATTTGGGGTTTCCCGTATGGTGAGCAGATCGTCGGAACTCTGACAGCAATTGACACCTTCCTTGGTGCGCTGATCGGAGTTTCCGCTAAGACGATTTCCAAAGAGAAGGCCGACTACACTGATATTTCTAAATAATACACGAGAAAAGGAGACACTATGGGAACGTATATTGCAGTTCTTTTAATCGGTGTAGTAATGGGAGTTGTACTTGAGTGCTTTTTAAAGGGAGCATCAAGTCCACATCTGTGCGGGTTTATCAAGGTGAATCTGGAAGATCCGACAAAGGAACCAATCGAGATTCACTTCACAGAGAACTTCCTATCCGACGATAAGGTCCTATTGGACGTTATTCACGATTCGACTCCTGATATTTCCCAGGGGTAAAACGTTCTGAAACTTTTAACTCCGGTGGCGCAAATAGGTCATCGGAGTTAATTTTTTGCCCTTCGCGTGGAAAACAAGGATGATAATGAAACTAAGATTGTTAACACTAGTTTAATTGGGAAAACACTTTAAAGAGATTGCGGTTCGAGTCCGCAGGGCAATCCTTGGTTTTATTTTTTCGCTATTTCTTCTTGGATGATAATGAAAAACTTTATAAGGAGGTATCACTATGACAGTTAGTGAATGGTGCCGCTATCACGCGGCCGACGAGGATAACATTATAGTAGTTCGACACGACGAGACTGGAAAGGTCGTGTTCGGATGCGTGTGTGAAGCTAAGTTCGTTAGAAGAACTAGAAGCGGACTTGGTATCGGGCGCATGCATGCTGAACCGGACCCGGATGGTCTCTACGAGTTAGAGACTACTGGGAAATACTTCTTGTTGGCCCCTGATGGCGCGATTACCGTGTGTGATCCACCAGAAGAGGAAGTAGAGCTCTGAGAAATCAGGGCTTTTCTTTTTTGCGCTTTTTTTTCTACGTTCTTAATGATAACTTAGAATCACATTAACTATTTTTATTAGGAGGTATTATCATGACTAACTATGGAAGAAGCACAATGACTAGGGACGAGTTTTACAAAAAACCTACCTCTCGCCAGTATATTGCGAGGAAGGTCTATTCTGTAAGCGAGGATGGCCCCTTCAGGGAGTCAGGGTATCATAAGCCTAACACATCTAGGGATAGAAAATATATCCAGGTTAGGTTGGGCTATAGATACAAGGAACTCACAGGGTGCTATACTTGCCCGCCGGTATGGACTAACAGACTTGGCTGGTACGGTGACTGGTATGCAGCTGACGTAATCTTGACCCGAAACACCATATTAGAGCAGGTGTATCTGGAAGCAGGATTCAAGGAAGTAAAAGGTGAGTTCCCTGATAGATAATTGGGGAACTTAAAGATAAGCTCAGTTAATTCTGGGCTTTTCTTTTTTTTTGCGCAGAAACTTCTCCTTTGTTAATGAAACGTAAACACAGTTTATATTCATAAAGGAGGATTTACAAATGTTAAAGAAACTTATTAACACGGTCAATCCCGTTAAACGGGTGTTCGTTGCTGAGGGTAGACAGTCTGAAGCTGAGGAGATTATGTCCGACCTGGGCATTAAGATCACTGAAAAAGTAGATCAAATGAAATACAGGATCGGGTTCGATAATGCTCCGACGCGTCAGGGAACAAGGTACACCCTTGTGACGGACCCCGTGAGATACGGGATTCTGAAATCAAAAATGAGTTTCAGGAACGAGGGGAAACCTCTCGAAATCCTGTGACTACGTTTGACCTAGACATGTCGTAAAACTGTCTTTTTATTTTTGCCATTCGCGTGGAAAACAAGGATGATAATGAAAACTATATTCTTATTAAAAGGAGGATTGTATTATGTATAATTGCAGATTAACACAAAAAGGACGTTTTGCAAAGGCACTCGTAATGGGGACCGCCATTGACATCGTACGGACTAATTTGGAAGATTGGCAAAAGAACAAAGAGACAAATAAAGAAAAGAATGTAGAAAAGAAGAAAGCTCAGAAATAATCTGGGCTTTTTCTTTTTCGCATAAATTTTTGGGGATTTAATGAAAAACAAAAAGGAGGTATCATTATGAATGTTTTTGTTGTTATGGACATACTCGCTATGATCTACATCGTTGCGGGTGTACTGATTGGTTTGATGGTGTATTTTACACCTGACCCCTCTCCGGAAAGAACGGAAGAGTGGTCAGAAAGGATTAATGCAACACCATCGACCTTAAATGCGCTCGCAAGTATTGTCATAGGGATTCTATGGCCGTACGTAGTTTATAAGGTACTATTTGACAAGAAGGCTCAGATTTAATCTGGGCTTTTCTTTTTTCGCATAAACTTTTATGGTCTTAATGAAACTGTTATCTCATCACAAAAGGAGGATTAAAATGAGAAACAATATCGAGTTGAAAATGAAGGACATTGAGCTTGAAATCAGATGTGAGGCATTTGAGGAAGTTTTGAACTACTTCAAGTCCGATAAAGAGCTGCAGGAATCTCCGGCTGGGGAACGCTTAGGAAAGTTCCTGGTGGAGAAATACGCAGCTGCGGTCGGTGAGAAGATGGACGTGACTCTCCGTATGATGTCACATCTTATGGATGATATCAAGAAGTAATGATCTTCATTTTGAGCCCAGGTGAAATTCCTGGGTTCTTTTTTTTTTGCAAAGGAGGACAAAAATGAAGAAAGAAAGACTGAAACCAGACAAAGAAAGCCTTAAGTATATCAGGGCTTGGTGCAGATGCTATCCTGATTGGGAAGCGTGGCTTAAAGAACCCAGCACTTATATTCCACAGAGGCTTGCGTTGTCTCTGGTTCCAACACTTACCTCAGAGAAAAAATCTGAGGAAGAGATGATTTTGATCTATAAGGAGAAGATCGAGTATAACAAATGGCTGCTTCATGATGCTGTGTTCCAGGTTATGAAGAACCACACTGAGCGTTATGATGCCATGGTTTATATTTTCCAAGCTGTAGCACGGGGCATGGGCTATAACAAGGAACTGATGAAGAACCACTTCTCGAAGAACAAGATGTATGAGTACATGAGAGAAGTATACAACTACTTATATTTGAAGCTTATGGTGAAGGAGGACAACAATGAAAACTCTGACTCAGTATCTTGAAGAGGCACAAAAAGACTACACGTATGCTAACGTTTGTGTTTACAAAAACACTCTGGATGATTCTGTGCCGTGCATTAAGCAAGTGTCCGGAGACATCAACTTTGTCTCGGAATATTTCAAAAAGGACATGTTTGGCGACCATTTAGTACTTGCTGGCCGTTTTAATCCTGGAAGTTCGCGTGTTAGGGGTAATCATTTCACATGCGTATGCAAGTATCGAATGTGCGACTCGCACTGAAATCCATCCTCTTAATGAAACTATATTTCACAAAATAGGAGGTATCATTATGTTAGAAGGATTTGTTGTATTACTGATGATCGCTGTATGGTATACAGGTTATCTCAACACTATGAGATATATCAGCATTACCGGTGGGTATCGTAATGCCTGTGATTGGGCATTAGAGATGAAAGTCAATAAAAAGACATTTTATCTGTCGATGTTGATCACAAGGCTGATGATATTCATCAGTTGGCCGATATGTTTCGTGGTGAGGGCGATGGTCTTCGCCATGAACGATAAGTAATAAAGCAATGAGGAATCTTGAAAAAGGTTCCTCTTATTTTTTTCGCCGATGTTAATGAATCTATTATATTTCACAAAGGAGGTACAATATGAACGAAGAAAATTTTGTATCACTCGAAGACGTGGTGCAGGTAGCACGGAACGACTACGCTAACGATCCATCGCCTGAAAAGTTGAAAGCCTTAACGGCTCTCGAAAAAGAGTTGTTGCAGGAGAAGATCGCAGAGGCCGACCGCCAGCAGAGAGCACATGATGCGGATCTTGACCGCCAGGCTAGAGCTGACATCGAGGCTGCACATCTTGACGCAGAAGCCACGCAGGCAGAGGCTGACAGAAAGCAGAAGGATGAACAGCACAAGTCTGGGACGTTCTGGGGGTTCATGGGAGCTGTTGTTGGTGTCGTTGGTTCTCTTGCAGGAATTGGACTTGCAGTGTTGTCTAACTCGAGAGACAATCGTCTTGGCTTGGAAGAACAGGCGTATGAGTTCGACACAAGCGCGAAAATGGAGAAGGATGAGGACATTATCATCCGCACCAATGCGTCACGTCAGCGATATAAGCACAAAACACATAACGTGCCTGTGAAGAAATGATTCACCGAGAGGGGTTCTCACAAGGAACCTCTCTTATATTTTTCGATGCTTTTAATGAAACTTATTAGTCGCCTATTAGAAAAGGAGGTATAAAATGGCGAAGATTGAGATTTATAAGAAGGAAACGGTCCTCGATAAGGCCAAGAAAAAGGCTAAAGAGGCGAAAGCCTGGTGTATCGACAGGGGGAAGAAGCTTTATGCGTTATGTAAAGACAATCCGGCCCTGGGTGTCGAGATTGCTGCAGGCGTGTTCACGATTCTTGGCTCGGGTATCACACTCGCAGCCAAAGCAATTGATGGGCATAATGCAGATCGAGAAGTCTGGGATCCTGAATTGGGGAAGCACATTCACATCAAGCGACCGCTGTCGCCCAAGGAAGACGCGGAATACAACGATCGCCTCAAGGAGGCCAAGTCGAATGGGACCGGAGAAACTCGGTATGACATTTTGAGAGACATGGGTCTGACGAAGTAAGTTCATTGAGGGGTTCTCACAAGGAACCTCTCTTATATTTTTCGCGTTCAAATCCATTCTGTTAATGAGAAAAGAATGAGGTTGAATTAACACCAACAAATGGTGTAAGCGCGGTAACTCGCAGCACGCTGATTCGAATAGAATCGGAGACTCGGGTTAAAAGCCCGATAGTTCTTTTCTTATATTTTTCTACCTTCTTAATGAAAAACACTTTAATTTTTAAGGAGGATTAAAAGTATGGGAATTATCAAAAAATTTCTGTTCAACCCTGCGGTTCGCTTTGTAGCATGGTATATGACCGGAACGGTTATTATCGTATGCATAGCGACCTGGCTGGCTGACGTAACTTTGAAAATCCCTTACTTTGACTTCACGAGAGAGTTGAAGTAATGGTTCGACCTAGACATGTCGTAAAACTGTCTTTTATTTTTCGGATTTTTTTCTTGTCTTTTAATGACTATAAAACTTTTTAAGGAGGTATTATTATGTTTGGAACAGCTGATATCGAGAAAAAGGTAGACACACGGATTGAGAAGGTCCTGACAGAAGTCAAGCATATGCATGACGACAATGTCATGGCATCTAACGATCTGCAGAAGTCTATTGACTTGCTCCTCGATGAGCAGCGGAAAACAAATGAGCTGTTAAAGCTCCTGCTTAGCAAGTAACAAGTCAATTGAGAGGAATCTTGAAAAAGGTTCCTCTTATATTTTTTCAAAGGAGGCAAACAATGAAGCTTAAGTTACTCAGTAAACTCGCAAATGTCGTATCTAAAAACAAGGAACCGATCCTTATGATCGCCGGAACATGTTTCCACGCAGCGGGCCTGGCAGTAGCCGTTATAAATGGTCCGAAGCTGCTGGATACAATGGCAGATGTAAAGTCAGCCAAGGAAAATGGTATCGACATCGATCATCGCCAGGTTGTTGGAGACCTGATATTTGACGGTGGTCCGATTCTTCTGCTCTTTGCAGCCGGGGAATTCTGTCACTGGAGAGCACGTAAGATCACGCTGGCAAGCCTGTCCTCAATGGCTGCAACTGCAGCGGTTCTTGCTGACAACAAGGATTCTTTCCAGGAAGCAACCCGTAAGGTTGTAGGTCCTGAGACGTATGCAAAGATTCAGGACAAGGCGGCGGATGAGTCTGTATCCAGACACTTCCAGTCTCGAGAAGAGACTGATATTCCTCAGATCATCGAGACCGGATATGGCAACGATCTCTTCATGGAGAAGGAGACTAAGCAGGTTTTCAAGGCCTCAAAGAAGTGGATCGAAGACCAGTATCGCGAGTTATATTATGACGTCTATCCTCACGGAAGCAAGTCCTTTGTTCCTGCAAGAGATGCTGTGTGCCACAATACACTTCTCGAGTATCTGGGCCTGCGAGATGATATTCCGGCGTATGATCAGATGGGGTATCTGCACGACAATCTTCCTGAACCGAGGTTCTCGTATCCTGAAGAGGCTCCGGAATACATCAGGAAGAAGTATGGCGGAGACCTGATTATCGTATCACCGAGCATTGAACCCAGATATTTAGGTAAGGATTTCGATAGGTTTGAATAATAAAAAATGCCAAAAAACCACTTACTTTTCATAAAGTTTCTGAAAAAGTATATGTTTTTTCAGGGAGAAAGTAGAAAACGAGTGGTTTTTTGGTATTTTTGGCATTTTTTCATAATTTTAAGGAGGATTAAGAGATGCATCAAGAATTATTCACAGACCGACTCTATAGAGTCGAAATTTCAATTATTGCAGACGAATGCAACGAATCAACTGAAAGAATGCTCGTTGATAACTTCTTTAAAGATATTGTGTATGCGAGCGCGAAACTCAATGACAGCTCGGTTAGAATAAAACACAACCATATTACCTGCAGTTCTCTTAAGGAGCATCTTGACGGTCTGCGGACTGCTGCTTCTGCCACTAGGCGTGATTTGGCATTTGCTACATTAGCTATGGGATTTATTGATTCAGAAAACAATCCGGCAGATGAAGCATCAATGTTGGCTCCGTTATGGGAAACTTTATTAGATCTGGAGTCCAACTGTGATGTCATTATATTTGGGCCTATTGCAGATCCCCTTTTAAGGTTGCTGAAGGAAATGATCCTCACAGCCGTTCCTACTTTGGAAACTGTCTTTTACAACCAGTTTACCATGGTAGTTCTGAAGAAACAGAGAATGCGTGATATTTTAAACCCGAAATTCCCAATTCTCACAGATACTGAGATTGAAGACATTAAGCGCTACTGTGAGATGGTTGAGCCACTTATGGCTGGGAAATGTCTCACGCCTTACATGAAGAAGGTTGAGATAAATCGTCTTCGTCGGCTCAGAAAAGCGATGCTCGGCTCTACAGAAGTTACATCAGAAGAACTTGCCAGATTCTATAAATACAACTGGGTTATACTTAACGGCATAAAGTATATTCTTGACTGGTCTACAGCAAAGACTGATCTCAGAATCCCTGAGCTCATGGCAAAGTACGGAACCAAATGACCAAGCATTTTTTTCTTTCCTTTTAATGAAACAAATTTATTTCATATAAAGGAGGAACGGAAATGGCAGAATTCATGATTGTAGCCGGTGTTATGCTTGTTACGATGGGTTTATTAAAACTCATCAAGCAGAACAAGGATAACGGCTAAAAACAATGGAGGAATCTCAAATGGGGTTCCTCTTTTATATTTTTCAATTTAAGGAGGAAAACAAAAATGTTACTTAGAGGCGTATTATCATTATTACCCGAAGTATTTGCACTGACTGGTGGTATTCTTAAACTCGTGGTCCTGGCAAAGAGTGAAAGACTTGATCCGAAGAAGGAAGCCAAGATCCTTGACGTTGATCCGGACGGAAACGTTGTTGGGGTTAAGTCTGCCGAACCTATGCCGACCCCGAGCGATGTCATCTCTGATCTGGCATGGGGGACCTTCGAGGCATGCGTTATCTTTGACACATCCAGTCTCAAGGATGCAGTTCGCAAATACCAGCTTATGGACAAGGAGCGAAAGGATATTTTCTGGCTCCAGATGGCATCCTATGGCTGTACCTTCATGACCGCTATGGGTTACAGGGCCCGGCATCACGTCAAAGAGCGTGAAAGACTGGCTCTTAGACAGGAGAACAACAAGTTGGCGGCTGACAACTTTTTAAAGGATTTCCAGTACCAGGCCCTTGTTGACAGGCATGAAGCGCTTGTGGATGGCATCAACACTGATATTTCCAAGATCACTCAGCTGTCAACTGACATGAAGCTGGGTAAGGTTGTTCCGCACAATTCCTGGACACCTACAACCCTGGCATGCTCGGTACTCGACACTGAAGTTCTGGCTCTCAAGGAGCTTCTCACTATTTCGGAAGGAGAATAAATATGGACTGGAATTCACTTAAAAAATCCTGGAGCAACTACTGCTTCAGAGCTGGAAAGCAGGCTATGGATCCAATCACTGTGGCTGATATTTACTCATTCCTGGATTACCAGGATCGGCAGCAGGGGCTTATTGAGAGGGATCAGGTTGATGTCATCGCTGTGACTATCGATAAGGTTGGCGACTTCTCCAGAGTTTCAGAGGCCCTCCAGAAACGCGGTATTTTTATGAAGCCGCTCGGAAACTGGACCAGACTGGGCGCAGACGCAGTTAACGGTAAGGCCGGAGACACCTTTGTTGAAGTTGACCTCAAGAACAAGGTGTCTGATATTTTCAAAAACGGTGATCGTCATGCAGCCCGGAAACCGTATAAGGTGATCTGCACCACAAGAGAATTTCTTAATGCATTTTGTGGTGGTAGCAATGTTTGAGATCGTAGCAGCGTTGGTCGTGTCATATTTTGCGATCGGCATAACTCTTGGTTTGTTGGTTCTGTTGTTTAACCCCAGTGGTGAGAAGGCGAGTGACCGAGTGTTGCTCGCTTTTTTTCTTCTCGTAGGCTGGGGATTTCTGTGGTTTGAGGATGATATATTTTAAGGAGGACAAAATGAAAGTAAAGGATGTAATAAGAGACTTGGGTTCGGAAGTAAGAGTTCAGCTTTATAAAGCCACCGAGAGCGGATATGATCACTTATTCCTGAGAGCATATCCCGCTGATATGCTTCGGGGCCATGCCGACGACAAGCCGTGGATTGATGTAAACATGGACAAAGAGGTCGATCACTGCGACTATAGAACAGTTGCAAAGGGTCAGGGGTTCGAGACGTTTTGTGATATTTATCTCAAAGCAGAACCAACGGTTGTTGAAACCGAAAGTGAGCTCGATGCTTTCTTCAAAAAGCTCGACCCGGATGCATATGTGTATCTCGATCTCTGGTACGGAGATATGGACGTGAATGCAAAGGAGTTTATCCGGGTTGGGATGTCTGGAGTAGACTACTCTCGTATCAAAAAAGAATATAAGAGCATCGACGACCTGTTCTGCAGTCTTCAGATCGCCTCTATCAACACTGACTACAACGACAAGGCAATCGTTCTTGATTGCAAGAGGAGGACCAAATGAGTATCAAAATTGAGAATATTTGGGTTGGCGGTTTCGAAGGTGCCATTCGTGGGATGAGAAACCCTATGAACTCCTGGGACAAACAGGATTCTTCGTATATTCTGGACTCAAATGATTCCGGACTCATGGTCGTTTATAATCTTGGTCCAAACGATCTCAGCTTGGCAAAAAAGCTGTGTAAATCAGGACCTGAGCATCGTAAGTTCCTGAGAATGATCCATGTTCAGATGGACGTAACCGCTCCGCTTTATTGGTGGAAGGAGTTCGACACCTATAAAGTGGGGACTGTTGCGAACTCGTGTAGCACGATGCACAAGATCCACAGTAAAGAGTTCACGTGGGACGATTTCAGCTGTGAGCATTTAATGGGGGTTCTTGACTGTTTTAAACCCGGTGAAGAGCAGCCCATTCCAGACGCTCCGGTAGTGCGTACTATTACACATGATGGCGACGAGGTGTGGACTACCCCAGAAGGCGTTCTGTCACGTACGATTGTCATGCTAAACTTATGCCGTGCTCTATATTTGAAAACCAATGATAAACGGTACTGGTGGCAACTGATCCAGCTTCTGCCCTCTTCGTATAACCAGAAGCGAACGCTCGACTTCAACTACGAGACCGCGATGACTATTATTCGCCAGAGAACCGGCCATAAGTTGGACGAGTGGCATGTATTTGTGGATGCGATCAAGGAACTTCCATACATGAAGGAGTTTATGGAGAAAGAAAATGGACAATGACCTTCGTATTCCAGACATTTATCCGGTGAATTTTGCAAAAACACTAACACTTAAGGTTAGTAATATTGTGAAGCACGACGGAACACTGGTTGGATATTCTTTCACAGTTGAAGACGACTATGGCTTTATCGCTAATTTTGATCAGTCTATATCCACCACGTTGTATAGTCAGAAAATCGTCATGACCACCTCTGTAGGGATGCTTCGATATAGGCGTATGATTGATCAGGACCCGTTGATAAATGGATGCATAGGTTTACTGCCGCCTGGTAACAAGATGCTGGAATATTGCATCATAGATGCTTATAACGAGCTTAGGGCACATATGGGTAAGCCATTGAAGCGTGTTAATGTTAAGGTAAAATGGCCTGAAAAGGAGGAATAAAAATCAAATGTACGAATCTCCTATAACCGTTCTTGTAGGTTCGAAAGAAGGGCTTGAAGCGAGAAAAAAGGCAATGGAACAGTTTTATGAGTCTTATATGTCGTGTAGTGATATACCGCTTGCCGAACATGTTAAAGAAGTTGTCGCTAAAAAGCTGGCTAACGAGGAGAAAATCATTACCGACTACATAGAACTTTCGTGCGAGAAAGCTTTATGCCTAGAAATCGATAAAGGTGAATTGAAAAAAGCTCTTCTATATGACCGCCGGCAGTATGAAAAAGGTTACGCTGATGGTTATACTGCTGGTTATAACGATGGCTACGCTCAAGGAAAGAAGGAGGTGGAAGATGAAAAACAAAATGGATGATAGAGAGCCGCTTAAACTCTTGACCGAGCTTTCGTACATAGAAGGTGATGAAGGCGATGATGTGTGGCTCGAGATACGTTTAGAGAAGCGTAATGAGTACGATAGTAAATACGTGTATGTGAAAGGATTTGCAAGTCATCTCAAGGATAATCCTAACATGTTCGAAGGCTATTACGTTGAACGGATTCACTATGTTGAGAGTGACGATGAGCTTAGCACAAGACATTTGATGATCAGGGCTGTGAAGGAGGTAAATGAAAATGATTAAAGACAGTGGAAACAGAACAAAATTTGAATCCGGTGCGGTTCGTGATATTCAGGAAGGCAAGGGGCGGTGTGATTTGCTGCCTCTCTCTGTTATAGGCTACTGGCTCGTCGATCCTATATTTGAAATGATCGATCTGTATCGTAACGAACAGACTCCGGGTGATATGGCTCATATTCTGAATAAGTTTGCTGAGTATCATAAAGTGGTGCACGGTCCGCAGTTCAGCGAAGAGAACCGCCGGAATTATCGATATTCGCTCGTTCTCGAGGTAGCTAAGCATTTCGAGGAAGGTGCGAAGAAGTATGGTGACCGCAACTGGGAAAAAGGTATCCAGTGTGATCGCTATATTGATTCGGCGGTGAGACATTACTGTAAGTGGCGTGCTGGATGGACAGACGAACCGCATGACAGGGCCTTTATCTGGAATATTCTCTGCTGTGAGTGGACCAGGCAGCGGTATGGATGGAATCTGGAGAGACTTGGCGAGAAGATGGGAAGTAGCGAGTCCGAATCCAGGAAGTATGTCAGAATTGGTGAGCAGTTTTCAAAAGCTATCTTGGACAGTATAGAACGTGCGGATGAGGCTTTTAGCAAGGCTTTCAGCGAATCTCCGTTGACAATTCGTGGTGATATTGATGAGGATGAATAATATGGCTGAGTATATTTATAATGGAGTCAAGGTCGTCGATGTTGGTGATCAGATCCGTATTGGCACAAATAATGTTGGTTTTTCACCGTCCATGTGTGCCGCGGTCATGTTCAAGAAGAGCGGTTTGTACGAAGTGTCGCGTTCGCTTAATGGAGATTACTTGATTATAACAAATGTCACGTCAAAAAGATCGTGCGAGGGATGTAAATATGATCAGAAACCTGACATAACGTGCCTGACTTGCTCGAGGAAATGCACGGATCATTATGAAAAGGGGGTGCAAAGATGATCGCGATTTACTTTTTATTAGGACTCGTTATTATCTTGCAGACACTTGTTCTGATCGGTATTTGCAGGACAAACTATAAGTTGAACGAACTTGAATCGGAGGTATCGACGCTCAATGATTTGATAGTTCCGGCTATAGGAGCTTACACGAAAAACATCTCGTATATAGTTGATCAGTTAACCGACATTAGCACAGGAACTAAAAAGAAGCACAAAAAGAAGAAAGGAGATGTAATTTATGCTGATAATGAACCAGAATCGTGACGTGTTGATCGATACCACCGGAGCTGTGATAAGGATCGAAGAAATCAAAGAAGTACAGCTTAATCGTTATCGTGTTAGTGGATACACCGGCGGTATGAGAGTTACCATAAGTGAACATGAGGATCTCGAAGAGGCTAAAAAGGTAGTTGATGTAATCCATTTGGCCGCTGGTCTTGGTATTGGCGCCTTGGATTTTGATAAAGACACGCCTATTTTAGACGAAGCCTTGACTACCTTACGTACTGTTACTACCAGAAAGATGCTTAAATTGATACAGGGTAAGTAAAAATGGATGACAAAAATGTATTTTGGCTCATCGTTGCTTGTTGTTTGCTTTCTATATTTTTGCTCATTGTTGGTCTTTTGTACCAGAATCTGCGTACTGAAAATCGTGAACTTCGTTCTATAATTATTGAGCAGCAGCGCCTCAACAAAGAAATTATAGAAGTAAACAAGGAGCTATATAATCTCAATAATGAGCTTATAGCAATTGCTGATGAGTTAGCTGAAAAACTTAGTGGAGGAAATGAAAATGCTGGTAATGGCACAGAATAAGAAGGCAATGTTTGATACTGCTCACGCACGGTTATTTGTGCAGCAGTCTGTAAATAACGAGGAGAACACTTGCAAACCCTGGGTGGTTGTGTCGTTCTCTGAGGGGCGGAACAGAGATCCTCACCCGATTATCGTTTCGTCACACGATACTGAGGAAGAAGCCATGTCCGCTCTGGCTTATATTTATGCCATGGCTGCGTCAAAACAGGCTGCAGTATCCATGCCAAAGTATACGCTTAACTTAGAGGAAGAAGCGGCCTCTGCCATCATGGCAAATTCTCTCGCTGAGACTTGCTTCTAACCTCGGATATTTTTCGAGGCATTTAATGAAACTGTTAATCAGGCCAAAAATAAAGGAGGAAAATGAAATGGCTGATGAGAAAAAGAATGGTGTAGTTGATGCACCGGAAGAAACAAAGAAGGGATTTTTCACAAAGATTAAGGACGCTGCGTCCGACTTTGCTGAAAAGCATCCCAAGGTAACCAAAGCTGCCAAAGTTGGCGGTAAGATCGTGGGCGGAGTTGCTCTGATCATTACCGGTGCCTTTGTTGGCGGAGTTGCTACCGGGATCGCTGAGGAACGCAAGCGGACAAAGTCCGAGGAAATCGAAGAACAGACCGAAGATCTTCCGGCAGCTGAGGAAGAAGCACCGGTTGAAGAAACCGAAGAAGTCGTTGAGACTTCCTTCGAGGAAGCTCCCGTAGAGGAGCAGGCTGAAGAGTAACAGATTGACCAGAGAGGGGTTCTCACAAGGAACCTCTCTTTTATTTTTTCACAAAGGAGGCAATATGGACGACGAAAGAACCATGGATGATGAGATCCAGGCTGTCACATCACGTCGATCAAAGCCAAAAGTGCCACTTGGTACACGGATATTCAAAACCTTCTTCCAGGATGACCTCGAAACTGTCGTCAAGAACACCGTGGAAGAGGAAGTGATACCTGGATTTCTGGATTTCGTTGCTAATTCGGCTCACAGACTTATCGACGAGTCCATCAATTCCGGAGGGTCTTATATTCGAGACAGCAGGGACAGCCGTTCAAGAAGGAAAGACCACGACTATACATCACACTCAAAGAAATCTTCATCCCGCTCAAGAAGACGAGACGAGGACGACGATGATGATATTTCAAGATCTGACTGGGGGCCGAAAGACTACCCGAGTATCCCGTTTGACACTCGCCAGGAGGCAGAAGACGTCATTCGGGAACTCATCAGATGCAAGAAGCGGTTGCCTGACGAGGCCGTTTCTGTAGGTAACTTATATTCTGCAGCTTCGGTCGTAACGACTGACTTCACGGTCAATGACTGGGGTTGGGAAGACATCGAAGACTTATATTCTGCCAGGGCTGTAAGAGGCCGTGATGGGAAATTCCACATTTCCATTTGCAGACCAATAGAAATCTCATAAGGAGGATATACTATGTTCAATAAACTGTTAGCTTTTACTGCAAATGCCGGAAAGAATGCGGTTGCTACTGCAAAGATCGTAGGCGTAAAGCATGGTCCGACAATCATGATCGCAGCGGGTGTTGGTTCAATGCTTGCCGGTACAGTTATGGCCTGCCTCAAGGCCCGGTCACTTGACGACCTTATTCAGGACGATCTCGACGAGTTCCAGGAAGAGAAAGCACGACTCGTAGCTCAGAAGACAAAGGTTATCAACCAGGGCGTATATTCTGCAGAGAAGGCCGAAAAGGCCTATGCCCACGACCTGCGGATGACATATGCCCAGTGTGTGCTCAAGATTGGTGGTAAGGTTGTCCGCCATTTTGCGGTTCCTATTATATTATGGGGTGTTGGCATGACTTTCGTCGCAAAAGGCACCAGCATGCTTCTTGAGAGGATCGCAAACCTGTCTTCGGCATATTTGGCCCTCAAAGCCGAGCACGAGGCAGCGGATCAGAAGAAGCTTGTCGAGGCAAAGGGTGTGTCTGAGGAAATGGAGAATGCTCCGGCCGTAGAGCCTGGTGACATCAATGGCTTCGACTTTATCTGGGGTTCCGGAATGGAAGGCTTCATCGATGATGATCGTATGAGCAATGAATCTGTATTTGCCAACAATGTAGCATGGTTCAACCAGCAGATCCAGTACTCCAGGGCCTTCTGCGGTATTAATGATTTCTACAATCTGTTTGGTGTGAAGCCTGTTGTCCAGTTCATGAACATGGTATATCCGTTCACATCTGGTGACTCGAGCCCCATGGTGGCAACGCTCCAGCAGATCCCGAACAGCATCGATATCACACATGGCAAGACCGCGCCGGATTACTATGTCCATCTGGAGAAGCTTCCGGTGCCGGCAGAAACCCTTAAGATATTCACAAGAGATATCGAGGAGAAATTTGGAGGCGTGAAATGAGAATAAGAATGAACTGGAACGTCGGTACCATTGTTGGTGTCGTCGTAACCGGTGTTATGGCTTATCTTGGCGGAATGGATACCAAGAAGGAGCTCGATATTCTTGCTGATGGCTGCGAAGCAACCCTCAAAGACAAGGTTGTTGAGCATGTGTATGGCCTTGCTCCGGCAGTTGCAGCTGCAGCAATGACCATATTCTGCTATCGCAAGGTTAAGCTTGGATACGAGACCAAGATTGCTGATCAGGCAGCCAAGCTCGCTCTTGCAGCCCTTACAACCAAGCAGTTCAAGGACTACCAGGAAGCCACAAAGGAAGTCGTAGGAGAAGAGACTGCTGACAAAATCAAGAAACGTGCCATCGACAAGGACATCGCCCGGAAGCAGGACCAGTACTTCGGTATCAAGGATCAGCAGCACGTCTTTCAGTATGAGGGTATCACCTTCAGGGCCACAACATCTGAAGTAATCAACGGGATTGTTGAACTTGGACGTGATATTTTCGACGATTCTGAGATGGCCTATGCCAATCATGGAATCGGTAAAGGGAGTGTCACAGAGCTGCTTACTTACTGGGGCCAGTCTTATCTTGCCAACGAGGGTACAGACGAAGTTGGTTGGACAAGAACATATCTTGAGGACTTCTATGGAACCAACTTCTTTGACTACACTCTGCAGCCTAAGAAAGATCGGACCGGAAGAGAGTACATCAATATTGTCCTCTACAAGCCTATCGAGAACTTTCAGTATTGGTCGGTGAAGGAAAAAGATAACCCAGGTGACGATCTTGGTGTGTACTGTAATCGAGATGAAGACAACCTTCCAGATGATTGGATGGCTCATAGAGAGGAAGCTGGGCTATCAATATAATATTAATAATACCTAAAAAATGCCAAAAAACCACTTACTTTTCATAAAGTTTCTGAAAAAGTATATGTTTTTTCAGGGAGAAAGTAGAAAACGAGTGGTTTTTTGGTATTTTTGGCATTTTTTAAGGAGAAACTATGAAAAGAGCAATCTTTTATATTCTCAGCTTTGTTGGTGGCGGTTTGGCCGGTGGAGCTCTGTCTTATTACTTTACGAAGAAGAAATTGGACAGTGAGCATGCTGACGAAATGTGCGAGACCAGGGAATATTACGAGAACATCATCTCGTCTATAAAACCCGAAGAGTCTGTCACATTCGACAAAGACCCAAAGGATATCGCTGAGAAGGAGAACATTGCCAGAGAGGCAGCGGCTGAAAAAGATGATGATGTGGACACACATAAGACCCGCTACTCTGAGGCATATAAGAAAAAGAAGAAGCCTGAAGGAAAGGAAGAGACTCCAAGCGAGAAGCCATATTTGAGTGAGCCACAACCGGACTCACTTCTGATATCGACGGCTCAGTACAACAACTCAGACTATGACAAGTTGATCATGGACTGGTACAAGGGTAACAGCTACCTTGATATTCGTGACTGGGGCATTGCGGGCCAGCTTCAGGCCGAGGAACTCACCGACGCTTACTATGAAATTAAAGGAGAGGTTGAGAAGACCGTTGCTCGAGCTATTCGTGACGGCACCATTCAGAAAACCATTTATATTCGAAATAGCAGAAGGTCAGAAGAGTATAAGGTGACGATCTATGAGACCTCCTATGAGGAGTGATTAAATGGATCATGATTATGAATTTGATTGGGATAAATATCTTGACTGGCTTATCTCGATCGTCAAAACGGACGAGGACCCTGAAGAATATAGAGCGGTCCTCCTCCATTTGCTTGAAACGGAATTCAAGTACTTAACCCCACTCGACAGAGACAGGGCTCTTGAAGGACTTGAACTCCGTCGACGTTATATTCGACAGGCTGGAGAGGAAGAGCCAGATATGACCTGCTCTGTTCTTGAAATGCTTGTGGCTCTGTGTGAGCATATTGAGTCAACAATGTCTACAGATCCAGAGGAAGACAATCCTGGATTCTGGTTTTGGCAGTTTCTTAAGAATGCAGAACTGGATATTCCGAATCGTTACTATCGGAAGTCATCCGTGGACCATATCCTCACACGGATCAACTACAAGAAGTTCGAGAAAAACGGACGTGGTTGGTTCTTCCCACTCAAACGGTCGAGAAAAGACACTCGCAACTTTGGCGTCTGGGAGGGCGCTATGGCATATGTGAACGAAAATCATAATGTGTGGTAAAGACTATGTCACTAGACTTCTATGTAATCGGCCATCGACCGGTTAAGAAAGGGCTTGAGGAACTATATTTCCGTTTCATGGCAGTCCACTCAAAGGATTTGATGATACGCGGACATGAGTTTCTGGCCTGGCGCAATCCAGACACTGGGCTGTGGTCCACTTCTGAGCAAGAACTATTCCAATACATGGACAATGATATTGCTCAGGAGTATGAGAGATTGCGTGCAGAAAGTAAAGACGTGGCTTATACCGTGGCTTACATGAAATACGTTGAGACTGGGTCCATCGACAAGTGGCGTAGATATGTCACAAGTCAAGCCAGAGACAGCTGGAAACAACTTGACCAGTCTATAGTATTCCAGAACACACCAATCACTTCTGGTATTTATGCAACCAAGCGCTTACCTTACACTCTTCCGGATGAACCGGGGCCATGTCCAGCGTACGAGGAAATCATGGCCACTTTATATTCTCCGGAAGAAAGAGCCAAGCTCGAGTGGGCCATAGGTTCTATCATCAGTGGTGATGCTCAGCGTATTCAGAAATTTATTGTGCTTTACGGGTCAGCCGGCGCTGGTAAAAGTACAGTTCTGAATATTATTACTGACTTATTTGGTGGTTCAGAATACTATGTAACAACATTTGATGCTAAGTCGTTGGGTTCGGCAAATGCGTCTTTTGCAATGGAACCGTTTAAAACGGAACCACTAGTAGCGATACAGCATGATGGCGACTTGTCCAGAATCGAGGACAATACACGTCTCAATTCGCTTGTATCACACGAACCGGTTCCCATCAACTCAAAGTACGAGCGTCTTTATATTACCAAGATCCATGCGTTCCTTTTTATGGGTACCAACAAGCCTGTAAAGATTACGGATGCTAAGTCAGGTATATTAAGGCGCTTAATTGATGTCAGGCCGTCAGGAAGAAAGATTCCATTCAAGAGATACAACGCTCTGATGGCTCAGACAAAGTTCGAACTTGGATATATTGCTCGTCACTGCCTTGACGTGTATCAGCGGATGGGTGAAGAGTATTACAACGAGTATGTGCCAAGAGAGATGATGGCAATGACAAACGATTTCTATGACTTCATGAGTTATTGCTATGAGGATTTCAAACGTGACGATCAGGCAACACTGTCTGAGGTATACAAAAGATATATTCAGTATACCAAAGATGCTAATGTGCCATTTCCCATGTCGAGACGAATGGTTGGAAATGAACTAGGTAATTATTTCCGCACATATTCGGCCAACACGACAAGAGATGGTCGACACGTTAGGGATTTATATACTGGCTTCCTGTATGATAAGTTTGGTTTTGAGACTGACTTCAATGAGGAAGCAAAGAAAGATGAGGTGGTTGAGGAAGAGAGCTACGGATGGCTTAGGTTCAATTGCGTCAAATCCCTGTTGGACAAGGTGCTTGCGGATTGTCCTGCCCAGCAAGCTGGCGATTCTGAGTTGCCGAGAAAGAAATGGGAAGATGTCACAACTAGGTTGAGAGATATTCTTACTTCTGAGGTGCACTATGTCAAGGTTCCGAAAAACCATATTGTCATTGACTTCGATTTGAAGAATGACAAGGGTGAAAAGGACTTCATTCTTAACTGGCGTGCAGCATCTCAATGGCCCAGGACCTATGCTGAGCTGTCCAAGTCAGGAGCAGGTATCCATCTACATTATATTTATGATGGTGATCCTGACAAACTCTCGAGCATTTACAAAGAAGGAATTGAAATAAAGGTATTCAAAGGGGGATCGTCGTTACGAAGAAAGCTCACTAAATGCAACGACATTGATATTGCTACCCTAACATCAGGTCTCCCGCTGAAAAAGGAGAAACCAATGTTAGACTGGGAACGTGTCAAGAGTGAGAAACAACTCCGAACCATGATCCAAAGAAACCTGGAAAAGAAGTACCACGCCGATACGTCTTCGTCCGTCAATTATATTAAGAAGTTGCTGGATGAGGCATATGAGTCTGGCATGCATTATGATGTGTCAGATATGGCCGATGCAGTTGGTCGATTTGCTGCACAGAGTACCAACCAGAAAAAGCGGTGTGTGGATGTGTGGGCTTCAATGCACTTTATATCTCAGGACGTTGCCGATTCTGTACCTGGTGTGCCAGATGATGAGTTGCCGAATATAGTTTTCTTTGACTGCGAAGTAATGCCCAATTTATTCGTGGTTTGCTGGAAATTCTGGAAAGGCAAAGTCGTATACAAGATGATAAACCCGTCTCCTGAAGAGATTGAGGTTCTTTGCAAACGCAAGCTTGTCGGCTTCAACAACCGCAAATACGACAACCATATTCTCTATGCGAGAATGATGGGCAAGTCATTATACGATCTGTATCTCCTGTCCAGAAAGATGATCGAGGAGCATGACGGCTATATTAAAGAGGCCTACAACCTGTCTTACACCGATATTTATGACTTCTCGTCTGCAGCAAATAAGAAGTCTCTCAAGAAATGGGAGATTGAACTTGGTATCGACCACGTTGAGCTTGGGCTTGACTGGAATAAGCCTGTACCTGAAAAGTTGTGGCTTAAGGTTGCAGAATATTGCTCCTTTGATGTACTTGCTACTGAGGCTGTATTCGAGCATCTTAAGGGCGACTGGACAGCAAGACAGATTCTGGCCAAGTTATCAGGACTCACAGTCAACGATACCACGAATCAACATTCAGCACACATTATATTTGGCGACAACTGGGAACCGCAGAACGAATTCATCTATACCGACCTTTCTACCATATTCCCTGGATACAAATTTTACTACAACCCAGAAAAGAGAAAATATGTATCCGAGTATCGTGGAGAGGATCCTGGTGAGGGTGGATATGTCTGTGCTGAACCTGGCATGTGGTCCAATGTGGCACTGCTTGACGTAGCATCTATGCATCCGTCGAGTATTGAAGCACTCATGCTGTTTGGCGAGAGATATACCAAGCGATTCTCTGACATCAAGAGAGCACGAGTCCTTATCAAGCATCACGACTTCGACAAGGCAAGAAGTAATGATATTCTTGATGGCCGACTTGCAGACTTCCTTGAGGACGAGTCGATTGCTGATGATCTTGCTACAGCACTGAAGACAGTTATTAACTCTGTCTACGGACTGACGTCGGCTTCTTTCCCGAACAGGTTCAAGGATCCGAGAAACAAGGATAATATCGTTGCTAAGCGTGGAGCACTCTTCATGATCAACCTTAAGCATGAGGTTCAGGAGAGAGGTTTCACAGTAGCCCATATTAAGACAGACTCTATCAAGATTCCTAATGCAACACCGGAAATCATCGAGTTTGTTATGGAGTATGGCAAGAAATATGGATACACGTTCGAGCATGAGGCCACATATGAAAGAATGTGCTTAGTGAACAACGCAGTCTATATTGCTAAGTATGCATCAACAGAGAAATGTCAGCGTATCTATGGATATGTACCTAGTGACAATGCAAAGGCTGAAAAGAAGGGTAAACCCTGGACCGCAACTGGTGCTCAGTTTGCAGAACCCTATGTGTTCAAGAGTCTGTTCTCCAAAGAGCAGATTGATATTTCAGATCTTGCCCAGACAAAGTCAGTAACATCTGCCCTCTACCTCGATATGAATGAGGGACTTGGGGATGATACGATGCTGGTCAAAGAAAGAGATAAGATCATCAAGAAATACATTAAGGAGCACAAGGATGATTTCACTGCAGCAGAAGACGCGCTCAAGTTAGATCGTGTTGTCGAGTTGCAGAATGAAATCGACAAGATGCACGACTACCAGTTTGTCGGAAGAGTTGGTTCATTCTTGCCGGTTAAGAACGGTGGCGGACGGCTCATGAGACAGAACGGTTCTGGATGGGCTAATGCAACAGGCACATCTGGATATCGCTGGAAAGAAACAAAGACAGTGGAGAATTTGTTTGAGGTTGACATGGGATATTACAGAGAACTCAGAGACAAGGCCGTAGATGCTATGGCAGAATATGGCGATGTCGAATGGTTCCTGTCTGACGATATCTCACCGGATCCGACAAATGACTTCATGAACATTCCACAGGCAGCCTAAGATAAAATATAGATAATATCAAGGGCTAATATAATATGAAAGATATTTTTAGAAAAGGAGACAAAATTATGGCATTCCAGAAATTTTACACAAAGAGACTTTTTAAGGGCGTAACTTCCAAGTGCATTTTCAGAAGAAACTTCGATCAGGAACACGGATACAAGAACAGCCACACATCGATGGCATCGTTCTGCGTGAAGCTTCCGGAGCACCTTGCTGAGGAGATGGCTGCTGAAGGATGGAGAATTGGATGGACAAAGGTTCATCCTGACGCAAAGGAAGGCACTGTTCCGGAACCCTTCATCAAGGTCAACATCTACACCACAGACGATCCTGAACAGGCCTGGAGAAATCCGGTTGTCAACGAGCTCGTTAACGGCAAGGTTCTTAAGATGGAACCCAAGGAAATTCAGAGACTTCAGAGAACCAACATCGACAAGATATCTCTTCAGATCCGGCCCAACTGCTCGTCTGACGATTTCCCGACAAATGGAGCCACTGCATATCTCGTTCAGATGAATGTATATCCGCTGGTTTCTGAACTCGACGAGGAGATCGAAGAGTACAGAGATTCTTACGAGAAGGCTTCAGAAGAAGATCAGGAAGAGGAGATACCCTTCTAATAATTCTTAAAAAAATGCCAAAAAACCACTTACTTTTCATAAAGTTTCTGAAAAAGTATATGTTTTTTCAGGGAGAAAGTATAAAACGAGTGGTTTTTTGGTATTTTTGGCATTTTTTGGTGTTTTTAAGGAAAAATGTATGGAGCTGTACGAACATCAGAAAAGAGCTCTAAAAGAGCTTAAAAATGGGTCAATTCTGTGTGGTGATGTCGGTAGCGGAAAGAGTTTAACTGCACTTTCTTATTATCACATCACATGCGGAGGACAGCTCAATCCTTATCGACCGAGACGTGAAAAGAGGCCGCTTTATATTATCACGACAGCCAAGAAACGTGACGATAAGGAGTGGCTTCTTGAATGTCTTAGGATGCAGATAAGCGAGAACGAGGTTGTCATCGATTCATGGAACAACATAAAGAAATACAAGAATGTGTACGGAGCATTTTTCATATTTGACGAACAGCGTGTCACAGGACATGGGGTTTGGGTAAAGACGTTCTTAAACATTACTCGTAAGAACAGGTGGATATTACTGTCAGCTACACCAGGCGATAAATGGGAAGACTACATTCCTGTCTTTGTTGCCAATGGCTTCTACAGAAATATGACTGAGTTCAGACAAGAGCATTTAAGGATGGCTTCTTACACAAACTTCCCAAAGGTCATTGGATATTTGAACGTCCGCAAACTGGAACGGCTCCGTGATTCCATACTTGTACCGATGGACTTCGAGAAGAAGACAGTACCACACCATATTACTGTTTGGTGTGATTATGACAAGGTTGACTACAAGAAAGTGTGGATTGACAGATGGGATATATATAAAGACCAGCCAATTGACAATCCACCACAGTTATTTTCGCTTATACGAAAAGTTGTCAACAGCAATAGGTCCAGATTGACCGCCGTCAGTAAGGTCTTGATGGACAAGAAAAGGGTAATCATATTCTATAGCTTTGACTATGAGCTCGACTTGCTTAAAGATCTTTGCCAAGAATTGGATGTTCCATACGCACAGTGGAATGGACACAAACACGAAGAGATTCCGGAAGGCAATGTGTGGGCATATTTGGTCAACTATGGAAGTGGTTCCGAAGGATGGAACTGCATATTGACAGACACCATACTGTTTTACAGTCTCGATTACTCATATCGTAGGACTGTACAAGCAGCAGGGCGTATTGATAGGTTGAATACCAAATATGTCGATTTGTATTATTATCACCTTCGGAGTAAAGCTCCTATAGATATCGCTATTTGGCGATGCATTCAAAGAAAGGAGGAGTTCAATGAAAGGAAGTTCTTAGGTCGTCAGCACAAAGATCCTTGATTTTTCTTTTTCGCACGCAAATCCTCGCAGATATGGATATATGAGATAATATAAGTCTCAGATTTTCTTTTTCAGCAAGGAGGACGTATGCTCGAAAAAGACTTTCAGCCCAAATTGATACGGGCGATCAAGGATCGTTTTCCAGGTTGTACTGTTATGAAGACGGATCCGAGACAAATTCAAGGAATCCCCGATTTACTTGTATTGTACAAGAGCCATTGGGCGCTCCTTGAGACTAAGGCTTGGAGTAGTTCTAAAAAACGTCCTAACCAGGAACGAAGAGTTAGCAACTACAACGAGCTTTCATTCTCGGCATTTGTCAACCCTACAAATATGGAGGACGTATTAGATGATATGGAACGATCATTCCAAAGACTTTCCTGATGGTTCTCATGGTTTTTTGTCAGCATCCCAGTCTGCTTGGGTAAATGACGAATACGAGGATCTTGAGAAAAGATATTTGGCAAGGTATGCAGCTGATGTTGGAACGTGTGTACATGCTTGGGCAGCGGCTCATATCAAAAATATGGTTCGTGTAAAGAACGCGGCTAAGGATGAACTGTATTTACATCTTGTAGAACAGGGATTCCCCAGAAACGCCTTTGACATCGACAACATATTTACCACAACTCAGTTGTATGTAAACGATTCGATACAGAGGCGTTTGAGACCGGAACAGAAGTTAAAATATAGCGAAGTGGCAAAGGGCACAGCCGATGCTATTAACTATACAGAGAAAACAAACCGATTAATAATCCACGATCTTAAGACCGGTACTGGTCAGGTATCGATGAGGCAGCTACTTGTGTACGCTGCTTTTTTTGTTCTCGAATATGAGGACCAGATCGAGGATGTCCGAAATATGGATATAGAGCTTCGTATTTATCAGAAGGGCGATTATGAAGAAGCCCATCCGACATACGAAGAGCTGTCTGAGTTAATCGGTATCGTAAAAGAAAAAAATGAATGGGCTGAAGATATATACGCTGCTGGGAGGTAACCATGTCTGAATTATTTCACTATGGTATGCCTCGCAGATCGGGGCGTTATCCTTGGGGTTCTGGAAAGAAGCCTCAGAGAAACCTGGATATTTACCAGGTATACAAACAGCTTCATTCACGGGGCTTTACAGAAGCAGACATTGCCAAAGAATGGGAAATGTCTACAACACAGCTCAGAGCCTTAAGGGCTATTGGGCATAACGAATGGAGAGCAAACCAGGTTCAGATTGCTCAGAAATTCCGAGACAAAGGATATGGATATTCCGAGATCGGAAGACGTATGGGCGTTAACGAATCTGTTGTTCGTTCTTATTTGGATGAGTCCAAGAAAATAAGACAGAACCTTAATGGTAAGACTGCTGCTACAATCAAAGACTTCGTCGATAAACACAGATATGTGGATATCGGTGATGGTACAGAGATTGCTCTTGGTGTTACACCTAGCCGTATGAAGACTGCTGTGCAGATGCTTAAAGATATGGGTTATCAGCAGCACTCTGTATATTTCGATCAGCTTGGCACAACCAAGAAAACCCAGGTAAAGTGTCTGATTCCTCCTGATTCTGATTATCAGGATTTGCTTGATCATAAATATGAGATTAAGCCGGTATCAGCCACAATGATTGATACTGATGGTGTGAAGCTTGCCAAGCGCGAGCCTATCCAGAACATCGATGGAAAACGAGTTTGGGTAAGATATTCTGAAGACGGTGGTGTTGATCGAGGCGATGGTCTTATCGAAATAAGAAGAGGCTGTGAAGACCTTAATCTTGGCAATGCAGGATATGCACAGGTTCGAATCGGAATTAATGGTTCGCACTATGCTAAAGGCATGGCTATGTATGTTGATGACGAAGACTTTCCGCCTGGCGTGGATATTATCTTCAATACCAACAAGCATAAGGGAACACCATATTTTGGGGATAAGGACAACACTGTTTTTAAGCCTCAGAAAATCGATAAGACTACTGGCGAGGTTTCTATAGAAAATCCTTTTGGAGCTTCCATAAAGGATGATGACGATCTCGAGTTTATCCAGACAAAATATGTTGGCAAAGACGGCAAGACCCATACATCGGCCATTAACGTTGTTAACGAAGAAGGCGATGTTGGCGATTGGAAAAGAGCCTTATCTTCTCAGTTTTATTCAAAACAGCCTGTCAAGTTGGCTCAAAACCAGCTTAAGCAAAAATATGCAGAACAGGCTGCGGAATTTGAGAAAATATGTAATCTTACCAATCCTACGGTAAAGAAGGCGCTTTTAGAGAAATTTGCAGAATCTTGTGATGCTGCAGCGGTTGATCTTAAAGCGGCAGCCTTACCAGGACAGACTGCTAATTTCTTGCTGCCAGAGCCTGCTATGAAGGAAACCGAGGTATACGCCCCGAACTATAAAACTGGAACTCGAGTTGTTTTGGTTCGTTTTCCCCATGCCAGCAGATGCGAGATCCCTGAGCTTGTTGTAAATAACAACGTCAAAAAGGCCAAATCTCATATTGGCAATGCTGTTGATGCTATTGGTATAAATCCCAAAGTTGCTCAGCAGTTATCTGGAGCAGATTTCGATGGTGATAGTGTTTTGGTTATTCCTGCTAATAATCCTGGTGGAAAGGTAAAAATCAGAACACAAAAATACTTTGAAGGATTGAAAGGTTTTGATCCACAAGAAGCATATCCTGGTTATGAGGGTATGAAAAAAATGGATAAGAAAACCCGTGGTAAGCAGATGGGAATTGTATCCAATCTTATTACCGATATGACTTTAAAGGAAGCACCTGAAGAACATCTTGTTCGAGCTATTAAGCATTCCATGGTTGTCATTGATGCTGAAAAACACGGGCTCAACTGGAAACAATCTGAAATCGATAACAATATTGATGAACTCAAACGTATATACCAGGATAGAGGCGATGGAAAATATGGTGGTGCTGGAACCATTGTATCACGTGCTAAATCCATTCAGTATGTTGAGAAACGTGCTGCTCGTTCTGGTATCAATGAATACAATACAGATCCCGAAACTGGTGAGATTATAGATCGACCCGATAAGGATAGGTATTACTGGAAGCCTCATACCAACAGAAAAACCGGGGAGGTAACGTTTACTAGGGAGACCCGTAGGGATACGAGTACCAAGATGGCAGAGGCTAGGACCGAGGAGGACGTCTATAAGCTCACCTCCGGTGGTTCTAAAGACAACCCCGGTCACCCAATGGAAGCTGTTTGTGCCGAGTTTGCTATTTCGATGAAGAAACTGGCGAATTCTGCAAGAAAAGAGTATCTGCATACAGAAGACATCAAGAAGAACCCCGAAGCCGCTGAAAAATATAAGGATGAGGTGGATTCTTTGATGCGGAAGGTAAGAGATGCTCAGGCAAACAGACCCTTAGAGCGCCAGGCCCAGATTTTAGGCAATAAAATGGTAGAACAGGCCAAAGCTGCTGATCCTGATATGGATTGGGAACATATTCAGAAAGCTAGAGGCCAAGCTATCAGTACTGCCAGAAAAACTGTTGGTTCTGGTAAAAAGCATGTAGAAATCACGGATCGCGAATGGGAAGCCATTCAGGCAGGCGCTATTGCAAAGACAAATCTTGAGGCTATTTTATCAAATGCCAATATGGATAAGGTTAAGCAGTTAGCAATGCCCCGTGAGAATACTACAGAGCTCTCGGCAGCAAAGGTTGGTCTTATTAAGGCCCTTTCTGCCAACTACACACAGGCTGAAATTGCTGAAAGAACTGGCCTTTCTACAAGTCAGATTTCTAAGGCTATTAAAGCAGAGTAACTTACCTCAACGTGCACCAATTGTTTTAGGAGCCTCAATAATGGATGAGAATGAGACATGGATCTTTGATCCAAATGTGGAATATTACCCCACAACAATTGACAATCCCTGGAATCCATTCGTTGATTGGGGTTCCTGGAACAACTGGGATTGTAAACATGGTTACAACACACTGCAAAGAATGGATCGATTAACTGAAACAATGTCACAAGCTCTTCCTGATAAGTTCAACAATGAAAGTTGGAATTTAGGAATCAAAAAGCTTTGTGATTTGTTTCCTTTTTACATCCGAGTCACTAAAGATTCTAAAATCACCCCAATTTCAATTGATTTGCTTGAGTCTTTAAGTTTTGGAGGACAAAAAGATGCTTAAAATGTCAAATATCATATCTAATATCAATAAGAATATACCCTGATATGGATATTTTGACACCCCCGGGGGGTCCTCATATTTATACCCCCCTTTTGCAT